TTAATTTTGCGCCACCTCGTTTTGGGGCATGGTTGGGGCAAACTCGCTTAGCTGTGTATTTAGCAGGGCTACCTGTGCATTATTGTTTTCAGACATCCATTTCCCGTATACCTGAAACACCATTTGCGCATCTGCATGTCCCATCTGGTTTGCTATGAATGCCGGGTTGGCACCGGCTGTCAGCGACCAGCAGGCATAAGTATGTCTCGACTGATATGATTTGCGGTGGCGGAGTCCGGCACGTTTTATCGCTGCGTCCCACATCTGCCTTATTGAGTCAACGGTAAAATGGTCACCATAATTTTTTACTCTCGCTGACACTTCAGGTTGAAAAACAAAGGTGCATTTTTGTTTTTCTGTTCTGCCGAACTCTCTGAGGTGAACGTCAATAATATGTTCTTTGCTCAGCCTCGTTAGTGTCATCTGACTCCTGAGAGCGTCGATTGCAGGCTTGATAAGGTAAATTACCCGATTGGTACCAGCCTGTGTTTTCGGTACCGTAAAACGATCTTTTGCTAAATTTCTCCTGATCATCATTGTTCCATTTTTCAGATCTATGTCCTCCCACCCAAGCGCACACAGTTCACCAGGGCGAATGCCTGTATAAACAGAAACACACCATAAATTTTTGGCCTGCTGATTTCTGCAGGCGTCGATAAGACGGATAAATTCCTCCCGTGAAAGAGGATCAGGAATGGTTCTTGATTCCTTTAATGGCGAGATCCCCTTAAACGGATTATCTGCCAGGTAACCGTTATCAACACCAAACTGGAACACGGCGTAAAGATTTGTCATGTAATTATTTACGGTGACAGCCGATCTCCCCGGTTGCGTAACAATATAATTACTTTTGGGGATCTGGTAACCAGTAAGTAACTCTTTACGTACCGCCAGCAATTTTTCTTTATTAATCGACGAGGCAAGATTTTTTTCACCGATTATGCTCAGAATATTTTTGATGACGGCACGGTACGTGTTGAGTGACGTTTTTGCGACTTCCGTTTCTTTCAGTGCCAGAAATTTTTCAGCCAGTTCCTTTATGGTTAAATCTTGTCGGGCCTCACCAAATTTTTCCAGATTGTGTGAGGAGGGAAACTGTTTTGCATAGTCGAAAACGCCGGTTTTTATTGCATAACAAACAGAGGCGCGCAGCTCACCTGCAATGCGCCTGTTTTTTGTCGTGTCAGGAACCCCCAGATTTTCCCTGACTCTTACACCTTTATAAACAAACCAGATACGTAATTTCCCTCCATGGTTTTCCACGCCTGTCGGATATTTCATTTTAGCTTCTCTCATTGGTTAGTATTGTTTTTAGTCAAGTAAGATGACGTCTTGGTCTTGCTGATGCCTGACGTTCAATCCAGCGATCAATTTCTTCCAGGTTGTAAAAGCATGGGCTGTTATCCCATGGCATACCGTCATGGGCTACATGCTTATATTCCCTTCCTTCCATAAACGATTTTTCCCTGGCTTTTTTTAGCGTTCCCTTTTTTATTCCTTTCAGCGCAATTAGCTGTTCTTCGGATACCCATTTACCGGGAGAGACAATCATGATTACTTCGCTCATCGCTTTTATCTCTTACTTCAGATGAGCGCCGGTTGCAGAATACCAGTCACAACCGGCGATGGTTGAACATTAAAAATCAGCCTGACTCGGGATCAGTTTTTGTATCGTAGCTGTAACGTATTTTGCCTGGTGACGGGCATCATCCAGCGCATTGTGGCGCATGCCTTCAAATGGAATAACTGTTCTGGCATCGAAGCCGATAGTTTTTCCCAGTTCAACGATTGTACGTACATCGCGATCGTTGTAGTAACGCCACGGGCAGGGGATGTTCAGGCGTTCGTACGAGGTTCGTAAAATAGTGTTGTCGAAAGTTGCACCATTGCCCCATACCTGAACGAATTTTTCATCCGAGTACTCATTGATGAATTCCCGAAATTGAATAAGAGCGTCAACCAGTTTTACCTGATCAACTAAAATTGCAGATCTGGCTTCGCTGGACTGAGCAAGCCACCATTCGATGGTGGAACCATCAGGAACAGCACCCGTGTCCATAGCGTCAACCAGGCTGATAACGATATAAAATGTTGGCCCGATTTCCCCGGTCTGCGGATCGAAGAACACAGCACCAATAACCACGATGGGGGCATTACTTTTTTTACCCATCGTTTCAAGGTCGATCATCAGGTGGTACCACACTCTGCTGGTGGATGTGATAACGTGATGACCGTTCACCGCAATTAAGGGATCTGCCGTCTCGCCAGTTTCGCTATCGCTGGCGTGGTCCTGATAGCTGCCAGCATTCTCCTTGTGTGGATGTTCAGCGCCTTCCATTTCCTCCGGATCTTTTTCCTGAGATTCATCCAGATTTTCTTCATTAAAGGTTTCCTGATACGTTGCGTCGCCCATCACCGCACCACAATCTGGGCAGTTGCCGCCGCTGGTCTGACCGCAGGCGGTGCAGACTTTTTCCGCTTCCTGTTGCGCTACTGGCTCAGGTTGTTTCGTTTCTGGCTCGTTTTGTAACGCATTTTGGCTGTTTTGTTCCGCTTTCTGGTCGTTCTGTTCCGATTCTTGCTGGTTCTGGTTTACAGAATCGCGGGTTTCAATCCCCTTCACCCATTTCGGATCATTCGGGTCGCTAATGCCATCAACGAACTCACCGCGATGGACTGCCAGTATTTTGTCGGCATCAGGCTGGTTGATATTGGCTGCCTGCATAATTTTGTTTACTTCGTCAGCGGTAACTTTTACCTGATTAACCGGATCTATCTGCGCCTGAGTATCCAGCGATTGCGTGTCCTGGCGATGTTCAGTTGTATCCGGCTCCATTGTTTCAGCCGTTGCCTGTTCATCTGCCATTGCGTCAGACGGTTGTGATTTTTCCTCATTATTTTTTTCTTCTTCTGTTTCGCGTTCAGCAGCCAGTTCGCGGTTAACTTCTTCCAGGATATCTTTTTCCGGTGTATGTCGTGCAGCAGCGAGAGTTTCCTCGGTAGGGTTCTCGTGATCAGTCTCCGTTAAATAGGCGTTGATATACCCCTGAAGGCGTCCCGGGTAATGATAAAACTCAGGGTGTGCGCTCCGGATAAGTGCAAAAATAGCGGCGCGGGAATAATCCAGGATACCCGGGATTGCGCGAAGTGCTGCGGACCATTCTTTGAACGGACTTTCTTTCTTCCGGACGACTTCTTTTGCGCGACGATAAACGCTGCCCGGAATTTCATAAATATTAAAATCCATCGGAAGTGTGGCCGCTGCAATCTCCACATCCAGCGTATCAAAGGTGTGTACTAAATTCGGATTGCGATCGGTTTTGTTCCCTCCACCGGCATTAGCACCGGAAGCCGTGCGGGTGATGCGTGAAACACGATTTCCTTTCATCCACTCTTTTGTAAGCAGACCGCGATCGGTGTAGTCAGCGCCCAGGTATGCTTCGAAAAAAGCGGTCATCAGTCCCAGGTCTGAATTACCAGGATTAGGGAAAACTTTGTCAGTGTCGCGTACCAGTTTGTGGAGATCGCGAATTTCCAGTGGTTCGAGTTGCGCTGCTTTATTTGAGATGGCCAGCGCGGTAACGGCGGGAAGTTTTTCATCCTGTGCGTTATGTAATGCGCGCAGTTCGTCCTGCGAAACGTGCGTGATCGGTTTTTCGCTGTTGTGTTGCGCCAGCCATCGAACAGGCAGAATCTGACCTGAAACTGGCAGGAGCATATTCTCCTCAATCTCAGTCATGTCTTCACCGTTGACGTTGGTATTGTCAGTGCTGGCTGGTTTGTCCTGAACAGAGGGCGCGATAAGTACCATTGTGATACCATCTTCCCCGCCTTTTTCGTATCGGTTGCAGAATTCGGTATCAAACACGCCTTCCGGAGGAAGGTCATTCACAACGGGTAAATGGACGCGAACAGGTTTTTTAAAATCCTCTTCGTCAAATCCGGCATCGTCCATTGCGACAACACCGCGTGATATTGCAATCGATAATTTTTTTGCTGTGCGCCAGTAAAAACCGCCTTTAATCCCAAGGCGTTTTCTGACTTTGTCATTTTTGGCTTCGTAATATAGTGCAATTTCTTCTTTATCAGCGCTCATTGATAAACCTCGTAACTATTTTTAGGGTGAACAAATCCCTGCCATTGCTGGCATATAAAAATGAAACCGGATATTAATTACGGTGCTGTTTTAAGTCCTGCCGGGATTTCGTTATTGTCCATGCGAATAACTTTATCAACCGGATAACAGTTGCCGGGAATTTTCTGTTCCGCTGCGGCAGCCATGCATTCTTTCATTGAGTCATGTATACCAATAACAAGATCGACTGGTTCGCCTGTATTAAGAAAAACTGTCAGAACGAGTGCAAATGCTGTATTCATTGGCAGCGTCCTTTTTGCATCAGGCGTAAACGGGCCAGCATTGAAACAATGCATATTTGATTTAATAGCTCCCGTTCGTGTTTTCTCTTATTAATGGCATCTTCAGTAAATACAGGGTTACTGATTATGACACCAATTTCAAAACAACCTTCAGACGTATTGACGTTTGGTAATAACGTTTCCATTATCGCGTCCTCAACAATGAATTTTGTGATGCGGTGCCTGGTGCCTCCAGGTGACGTTAACCAGTTAACAATTAACGCCGGATACAGAGAACCCACCCATAAGAACCAATACGGAAGTCAACTGGCCTTTTTAACTGTTCCGCGTGCGCTGAGCCGCATTCACCGCATCACAAAATTCACTTTAAAAAGGGCGGACATCAGCCAGCAATGAAACTGATGCCGCCAAAAGGTAATCAACATGGGTTGTTGCAGCGGGGTTGTCACTTAAGCGTATGGTCAACCTGACAACCCGGTGTCCTCAACGGGGAAGGAATAACCCCGCCATACTTACCTCCGCGCCATTTCGCGGAGTGCCACAACCGGAAGCGCACGGTCGAACTAAATTTAACGACACCGTACAGAGAGACCAATTTCGCCGTGCGCTTTCGCGTTATGCCCTGACTTTCAGGGACATATCCTTTCAGTAAACTGTCAGTGCCGGATGCTCACCCGTGTCCGGCGCACGCACTCCACCTCACCCGTGGAGAACTCCTTAATTACCAACCCTCAGGAGGGTGAAATGGATAAAAAGCAAATTGAGGCCCTGCAATCTATTATTGAAAAACAAGATGAAGCTATCAGGATTCTTTCATATCGCACTGATATGATACTAAATATGCTTTCTGCATTAACGGCTGCGCTTGGTGGTACAAAAACAAACGTATACCGCGAAGTTGTTATTCAACAGATAGATAAATTTGAAAAAACCATACCAGGTATTAATGCGCATCTTGCAGAACAAGAGAAAGACCATGCTCTTATGGCAATTTCTTCAGTAGCTCTCCCGAAAGTTGAGTAGTTTTAATTGTTGTTTTGAAATAATCACTGCTTTCACATTTGAGTGATTTCATGGCAATCCAAATGCGGGCCTCTGTGCCTGCATTTGGTTCCAGTTGCTGTAGACGTTTTGCGTCTTCCAAAAGTAAGGCGATAATGTGTTTAAGTTCTGTCTCTTCCATCATTAATCTCGTTGGCTTGATATTAACGCAGGTGTACAGCCACTTTGGCTACGTTCAATGATGTCGCCTCTGTAAGACTGGCAATTTCCTTATCCAGTTCTGACAGGTTTTTGACCTGCAGTTCTCTGGAGTCACAGGCCCATTTCAGATCCTGCGCCGCCTTAACTTTCTTGATCATCCATTCGTAAATTTCGTCATCGGTATAACCTGGAGCGATGATGACGGGCTCTGGTTTCTGCATACTGATTCCTCGCGGTGCTGTTTCGCTTATCAGCCGTTAGATTTTGCCGAACTGGAAAGCGCCTGTTTAAACTCACTGAAGCTGAGAGCTTCTTCGCCTTCGGCAAGGCCTTCGAAGTATTCTTCGTAAGCCTTTTCCATGATTGCGTCGAAATCCATATCACTCACCTGAATTTCTTTCCAGCCAGCGATGCGCGCCAGATTCGGTTTTAAACGTTTTGCTTTTGGTATACGTCATCGCGGTGAATGTGCCGTCCTGGTTGGGAAACACGCCGTACACCAGAGATTCGTTGTTGCCAAGATTGATAGTATCCATGCTGACCTCATTTCCCCTTAACGCCGGGGTAGCGGAACAAAAACCTGCTGCATAGTTATTAAAGTTGAACCCTGCCGTCATGTTCTTACGCCTCGGGCTGGCTACTTAACCCCTGACCACTGCCTGGTAACTCGAAGTATTGCCCTGCATTCTGTGGGGCGGGGTGGGTTGGTATGCAATAAATCTAAAAGTATTTAGTTTTATAGTCAAGGGGAATCTAAATTAATTTAAAAAAAAGGTCGGCATAACCGACCTTAAGTTCAAGGACATGGCAGGGTTATAGGTTGAACTGCACACCTTTTGCTACGGCAACAATTTTACACTCTGGCGTAAGCAAGGATGATTGATAGCGCGGATTGAGAGGGCTTAAATACACAAGTTTTCCATCAATAACTAATTTTTTTATAGTCATAGACGGTTCATTTGTAAGTGGATCTGGAACTATTACAGCGACGATACTGCCATTTTTATAACTCTCTCCTGGTCTTAGGATCACAGTGGCACCAACCGGGATACTTGGTGACCCTGAGGGGTTATGCATAGTGTCATCAGGCATTGAAACGGCAAAATCACCTTCCACTACATCAAAGAATGTGGTGATCCTATCGACATTTCCCATTGTTTTCTCTCCTTCTAAGATTAGGAAAGAAATCGCGTCACCCCACGAAAAGTAGGGGATCTTGGTGCCTGGATTGCTCTGCACAAAAGATAGTTCAGGAGACGATACTCCATACAGGAGATAGGACTCAGTAGTTCCTAATGCCTGGGCTAACTTACTTAGAGCTTTGCTGCCGGGTTCGTTTAGATCTTTCTCCCAGTACCCTATAGTAACCCCAGTCACGCCTGAAAGCTTACCCAGTTCTACTTGGGTGAGTCCCTTATCTTTTCTGAGTTTCTTAAGCCTGATGCCAAGGCTTTCCATCATTTTCTCCCGCGAGTTGAATATAAATTATTTTAGATTGCATTGACCAAAAAAAAATTATTTTGTAATCTAAAAATACTTAGATTTTAGGAGAGTGAAATGCGAGTTGATGAACTTGTTCAGTTTTTTGGCTCTGTTCAGAGGGTCGCTGATTTTTATGGGATAACCCGCGAAGCTATTTACATGTGGCGTAAGCGCCCCGGTGAAATAGTTCCGAAAGGGAGAGCTGCGGAAGCTGCTGCATACTCCAAGGGAAAATTATCTTTGAACCCAGAGCTTTACAAAAAGAAGGATACCACCCGGGACAAAAGGAAGAGTGATTCATGAAAATCAAACATGAACATATCCGCATGGCGATGAATGCCTGGGCGCATCCGGACGGCGAAAAAGTACCGGCTGCGAAAATTACCAAAGCGTATTTCGAGCTGGGAATGACGTTCCCGGAACTGTATGACGACAGCCATCCGGAAGCCCTGGCTCGCAATACTCAGAAAATTTTCCGCTGGGTGGAGAAAGACACCCCTGATGCAGTTGAAAAAATTCAGGCGTTGTTACCAGCGATCGAAAAAGCAATGCCTCCTCTGCTGGTGGCCCGAATGCGCAGCCACAGTTCAGCCTGGTTTCGGGAGCTGGTGGAGACGCGGGAACGACTGGTGAGAGACGCTGATGATTTTGTCGCAGTGGCGATCGCTGGTTTCAATCAGATGAATCGTGGTGGCCCGGCAGGAAACACTCTGGCTGTGCATTAATTGGGTAATAAATATGAGTAATGACAAAAAATTGACACTGAGCGTTTACGAAAACAGTCCGCACATCTGGCGTGGCGGTTTATCTGATGTGGAGCTGGCAGAGTGGTTGATACATAAAGCTAATGCGCTGCTCTGGCGTTTGTCAGCCAGAGAACAGCGCAAGGAAACCAGAATAAAGCTGGCTGATGCAGAAGCGTGTGCCGGGCTTATTGAGGATTATACAAATCTTGGTATTTCTTCAGCAGAGAGTGATCCCATTCAGCCTCTGAGCAGGGAGTCAATCCAGCACGCTGGTTGTATGGCACATCTTGTAACTGCTCGTCAACATGAGGTGGGTATTGGATCACTTCCGGTGGGATATTCGCTGATTCCAGAGCTGGTTGAAGCAAGAAAATCAGTTCAGAAAAAGAGAGATGACGCACTTCAATTATTGAGAGAGCACTATGGCGCGATACCAGAATGCGAACAGCGTCGATACCCTGAAGGTTATGAATGGATGCAGTCTCTTTTTGAAGTTCGCTAATCAATATGTCGAGACGAAGGTATGTTTCGGCGCGCAGCCAGGCTCTGTAATCCGGGAGCATTTCGGGGCTGTTACACCAGCGGTTTGTTGCTGCAACATTTAATACATGAGCCTGATAAAGGCTTTTCAAAAAATACATGTCGAACCTCCTCTGGTTCTGTCGATTGGGAACCACAGATTATATCCGGAGGAAGGTTCGGCACCAGATGAGGTAGCCATGCGTGATTACGCAAAAGTTTCTCCGCGATTCTGGCTGGGAGAAACGGGGAGAGAACTTAGAAAGGCGGGTGCAGAAGCGCAAGTTGTTGCTTTTTACCTGATGACATCCCCTCACGCAAATATGCTGGGTTTGTATTACCTGCCAGTTTTATACCTTGCTCATGAAACCGGGCTTGGTCTGGAAGGGGCTTCAAAGGGGCTTAAAAGGGCTGTTGAAGCTGGTTTTTGTAGCTATGACCATGATGCCGAGATGGTCTGGGTCCATGAAATGGCAGCCTGGCAGGTTGGGAAAACGTTGAAGCCTGGCGATAACCGTTGTGCAGGTGTCAGGAATGAGTATGCATCATTACCTGAAAACGCTTTTCTGTCAGCGTTTTACGACAGATATAAAACGGATTTCCATCTGGATGTGAGGCGGAATAATAGCCGAAATTCGGTAAGGGGCTTCGAAGGGGCTTTTAAGGGGCTTCGAAGCCAAGAACAGGAGCAGGAGAAAGAACAGGAACAGGACAAAAACACTATGGTTCATGGCGAAAAAAACACCACGAACCAGGCAGGGGATGTTCAGACCGTCAATCCTGGTCAGCCAGCAGGCACGACACCGGAAGCCGATTCAGCGTATGCGCTGAAAGCCGATTCGGGCGCTGTGCAGCAGGTGATGACCCCAAGGCCGGAGCAATCACACCAACTGCAGCAGCCTGAAGCCGATTCCGCCATTCAGCGGGAAGCCGATCGGGTAGTCCCGGAAAACACCGGGCTGTCTGTGGGACGAGTGGATTATCCGGATGTGTTCGAACAGGTCTGGCGGGAGTACCCGTTGCGTGCCGGGGCAAACCCGAAGAAATCCGCTTTCAGTGCCTGGAAGGCCAGATTACGTGAGGGGGTGCCACCAGAGGCCATGCTGGATGGCGTGAGGCGTTACGCAAGATACCTGGCAGCTACCGGGAAAACGGGAACGGAATTTGTTCAGCGAGCGACGACGTTTTTTGGACCGGACCGGAATTTTGAAAACCCCTGGTTGCTCCCGGTAAGCGGCACGAACAACCAGCGTTGTGTGAATCATATTTCTGAACCGGACACCGAAATTCCGCCGGGGTTCAGGGGGTAAGTGTTAATTTCTGGTCATGAGGTAATTTTCAGGAGGGCTTGTGGCAAAAGTATTTACACAAGAAGAGCGGGAAAAAATTAAAGGGCAGGTTGTTGAACTTGTACGCCAGAGTGGGCGCGAGACGTTAAGACAACTGGAAACTAAAACTGGGGCAACAAGATATCTGATGAACGTTCTGGCCAGAGAGCTGGTTGCCAGTGGGGATGTATACAACTCTGGCTATGGGTTATTCCCGTCAGAACAGGCTCGTAAGGACTGGCAAAACGCCCGCAAAAAACTCTCGAGAGCAAAGCTGAAGAAAACATCTGTAGTTGATCCGGACTTTATCTGGTCGTTACCAGACGGAGAAATACGCCGCTACGACAGGCACCTGAACATAATCTGTCGCGAGTGCCGGAAGAGTGAGGTTATGCAGCGAGTGTTGGCGTTTTATCAGGGTAATTTTCAGGAGGTGATGGCGTGAGGGTGAGAGTCTATATCGCCGGTCCAATGACCGGGTATAAAAATTTCAACCGTGAGGCGTTCCACAAGGCGGAAGAGGAACTGAAACGGGAAGGGCATACAGTCTTAAACCCGGCAGTACTTCCGGACGGGCTGACACAGCCACACTACATGGATATTTGCATGGCAATGATTCGTTGTGTGGATGCGATTTACATGCTGAAAGGCTGGCAGCGGTCAGCAGGTGCTAAGGCAGAATTGGCACTGGCGGAGAAACTGGGGCATGCGGTTATTTTCCAGGAGAAGACACAGTGAATATCGACACAACAATAACGATTGATACAGCCCTCAACACGGGGTTGGCCCTGCTTGGTTGGTTTTACATCATGTTCAGCGCGGGGAAGTGGGTGACCTCTGTTTTTCTGAGGCAGTGGGAAAAGCGCCGCAAACAGGAGAGACGCCAGAAAGTGTTAGATGAGTTCTGCGATGCATTTGACCTTAGCAGCATAGAGCCTGGTACAACAGCCAGGGTAGCAACAAAAGATGGCCTGATGATCGTGATGTTCCGACAGGAGGCAGCAACCAGTGAGCGAAATTAACTTTCAGGCGCTGCGTGAAAAGGCAGAGAAAGCAACTAAAGGAAACTACATCGTAGGGCATACATCTGTTAACCAGCACGGCAATTTAACAGGGGTTTTTGTTTGTCAAAAATGGAAAGGAGAACCCGGTGGCGTGATTGCAGAATGTCACGTTAACTGCCTGGTTGAAACAGATGCTCAGGCTTATGCAAACGCAGAATTCATAGCAGAGGCTAGCCCGGCTACCGTGCTGGCATTACTGGATGAACTGGAGGCAGCAAAAAAGCGCATTGCAGAACTGGAAGCACGGGAAATAAAACCAGCCAAAGGCGAAGTTCTTGTCGTTGTATCTGGTTTTACTGGTTGCGGAAAAAGCGCCATTGCCGGGGAAATAGAAATCGCGATGAAGGCTATTGGTGTACCGGTTAAGTGGACTAATGGCGATGCAGAAAAGCGCATGACCGGCGCTGACTGGCTGACAGCAATTGAGATGTACAAACCAACTGTGCGCATTGTGGAAGTTAATGTGCCACGCGTCGCTGGCGTTCGCATCAAAGGAGAGTGACGTGGAAATAAAACCAGAAGATGAGTTAAGTAATATTGTTTTATTTCCGGTAAAAGAGGATGACCCACGTAATCAGGTTAATTTTCTTTATGAGCCATCGGAAAGACCATATTGCCATCACGCTTCTGTCCGGGTTGACGAAAAAGAGCGTCAGGTCCGCTGTAAAATCTGCGGTGCAGTTGTGGAGCCGTTTGACTGGATGCTCTCAGTAGCGAAAAGAGAAACCAGACTGGCAGATGATGTAAGGCTATTGCGCCAGGAGGAGCAGGAAAGGCGGAAAAATATAGAAAAGTTAATTCAGATTGAGCGTAACGCGAAAGCGCGGATACGCAGGGCGACAAAATCCAGAACTGAATAAATAAATTTAGCACTGTAAATAAAATCAAATCCTTAACTGGAGGTATATCTATGTTAAATACACAGAAAACCATTAATACGGAAAAATATAACGAGTGGGTGAGGAAATTTTCTGAGCAGATTTTTAAAATTACTGGCGACGAGAATGCGGCAAAAAATGAATTAGAACCGTGGACACCTGAAGGAGTCGAGCCAAATTATTGCTGGTGGGATGTTGATCCAGTTGATGCTGCAAATGAAGCTATGAGTTATTACAACGATTAATGTCAGGAGGCCGCCCGAAAGGGCGGTAAGAAATGACTACATTATTCAGAAAAGAATATCCGCGAAAAAGTAGAGCGACAGAATTTCTGTTTCTCATTCTGTTTATCGTGTTGATGATACCGATATCCCCGCTATTACTGGTCTGGTTTATCGGGAAAATAATTGAGCCCGTTATTGAATTGTATAACGACGTGGTATGGGCGTCGTTCAATACACTGCACAATAAAATTAATCCGTATAAGGAAAACTGATATGACTATTACTACCCATGAGCAGCGGAGATACAGTAAACAAGATTTAGGAGACGCTCTGGATTTTTATCTTTTTGAAGGTGATTTTGGTGCGCCATTCGATATTGAGTTATCGAATAAAATCGTTACCTCTCGCGGTGAATATACATGCCACATATGCGCCGGAAAAATTTCAAAGGGTGAAGTACACCGCAGCACAACATGGAAATTTGACGGCGAGCTTATGTCCTATAGATGCTGCAATGAGTGCTGTGTAGCGATGGTTAAAAGCGTCAATTATGAATATGAAGACAAAGACCCGGTAGAAGCACGTTATGCGCTTGGGGAAGAGCGCAGGAGAGCAAAACCGCTGGAAAAATCACTTGCGTACTAAAGGAGAGTGATATGACCACTATTACCAGAGAAAACGCGGAGATTAAATCATTCATCACTGGTTTCCTGAGCGACGCGGCGCACGATAACCAATCTTCAGACAGCCTGCTTGCTAATGTGTTTCGTATCGCGCTGGCATCGCTGGAAGTAGAACCGGTGGCGTGGAAGGCAACCTTCACGCAAATTGACCATGAATATAATACGTTCACCGCTATGTATTCTGACAAAGCAGAAGCCGAACGGTGGGTGCGACTGCATAAAGTCGGTGATTTTCGGGCAGAAATAACACCGCTTTACGCAGCGCCGCCAGCGATGGTAGTGCCTGATGAAATGGATTTGCTTACCTGCCATCTCGACGGTGTAACTGAAACATATGCTGATGGTTGGAACGCCTGCCGCGCCGCCATGCTTAAGGGAGATAAATAATGATTAATCGAACCAAACTGGAGCACATTCTCGAATATGCCAGGCAGCAGAAATGTATTGGGCAACTTTGTAAAATTCCACCAGGAGATATGGTTGGAATTGTGGAAATGGCCATGCGTAAGGCTGGCAACTCTCCGGTAACTCCGGCTTGCCTGCCTGGTGGTTTCACCATTGAGGATGCGAAGGAATTACATGAAAACCTGGTTCGCAGCCACATAAGCCAGGCTTTAAGTGGCGAAAAGATGAAAAAGAAAGATCGCGAGGCTGATTTGCGCTGGATTCATGACGTAATAGTTCAGGCCGCGTGGTTTGTAAAAGCATCACTGGAGCAGACCGCGTTATCGGGCACCCCTCCGGTAACTACGGATGGCTGGATAAGCTGTAGTGAGCGAATGCCGGAAAAGAACCAGAACGTGCTTATTTCGGTGAATTTCGATAGCTCTCTGGTTGAACCGCTAATATGCTCCGCACGCTATACCGGAAGCACATTCCGGCGAGGAGATGCAACGATTAAGCCGGGTAATGGTATTGAGCAGGCAACTCACTGGATGCCGCTACCGGAACCACCGCGGGAGGTGAATCAATGACCTGGCCTGAAGCATTCACAACGGTAGGAATTGCGATGGCGGTGGCGCTGGTGGTGTATTCGATTTGCCGCTGGGGATAAAAACGGTTTGCGGGAAAAGGAGAGTTAAGTAGAATTGCTGCGGGTGCTTGAGGCTATCTGCCTCAGGCATGAACACCAAAAGGCAGATAGAGAAAAGCCCCAGTTAACATTACGCGTCCTGCAAGACGCTTAACATTAATCTGAGGCTCCCTATGCATGACAACATCAGGTTAGCCTCTTACGTGCCGAAAGGCAAGGAGAAGCAGGCTATGAAGCAGCAAAAGGCGATGTTAATCGCCCTGATCGTCATCTGTTTAACCGTCATAGTGACGGCACTGGTAACGAGGAAAGACCTCTGCGAGGTACGAATCCGAACCGGCCAGACGGAGGTTGCTGTCTTCGTAGACTACGAATCTGAGAAGTAAGAGTGACCAGGCGGGAGAGTAATCTCCCGCCACCTCTGATGTGTCGGCATCCTCAACGCACCCGCGCTTAACCCGCTTCGGCGGGATTTTTGTTTTACGTATTCTGGTTTACAATCCACAGGCCAGCCTGAACAACTGGCACCTGCTGCGCCAGCAGAGAAAACCGATGGCGCACAATACCAAACATCACAATTCTGATACCGACCTTGCCAGCAGGCACGGGCGGCGTTCTCATGCATTCAAATCTGACTGGTTCCAGCATGATCCATGCACTGAAGAACAGGCCGAATGGCTGATTCAGAACTACCGCAGACGTGGTTACGAGTTTCAGAAAGACCTCAGCCTCGACTTCCGACACTGGATCATCTCAGTCAGACTGCCTTACTCTGAACGCCCACCGCGTCCGTCCCGCACATTCCAGCAACGGATCTGGAGGTAACGTGCGGGTATTGCTTCGACCTGTTCTGGTACCGGAACTTGGGCTGGTGGTGCTAAAGCCGGGCCGTGAATCCATGCAGGTATTTCATAACCCTCGAGTGCTGGTGGAGCCGGAACCCAAAAGCATGCGAGGTCTGCCATCCGGAGTTGTTCCTGCCGTTCGCCAGCCGCTGGCGGAGGATAAATCATTACTGCCATTTTTCAGCGATGAGCGGGTGATTCGTGCTGCCGGCGGCGCTGGTGCACTGTCTGACTGGCTCCTGCGTCATGTTAAATCCTGCCAGTGGCCTCATGGTGACTACCATCACAGCGAAACCGTCATACATCGTTATGGTACCGGCGCGATGGTGTTGTGCTGGCACTGCGACAACCAGCTGCGTGACCAGACCTCCGAATCACTCGGGCAACTTGCTCATCAAAACCTGTCAGCATGGATGACTGACGTCATACGCCATGCAATGAATGGCACGCAGGAGCGGGAATTATCGCTGGCTGAATTATCCTGGTGGGCGGTCTGCAATCAGGTGGCGGACGCGCTACCGGAGGCAGTATTACGTCGTTCTCTGGGGTTACGTGTGGAAAAAATCCGCTCCTTGTACCGCGAAAGCGACATCGTACCGGGAGAGCAGACAGCCACCAGCATACTGAAGCAGCGCACAAAAAATATTGTGCTACCGCCTCACGTCCACCAGCAACAGAGCCTGCCACAGGAAAAGACGGTGGTCAGCATTGCCGTTGATCCGGAGTCACCGGCTCAGTATCTCCAGCGCCAGAAACCACAACGGGAAGAGATGCCTGTATACACGCATTGGGTAAAAACGCAGAAATGCATGACGTGCGGTAATCAGGCAGATGATCCGCATCACATCATTGGTCATGGACTGGGAGGGATGGGAACAAAGGCTGATGATTTGTTTGTTATTCCGCTGTGCCGTAAATGTCATAACGAACTGCACGCCGGGGTAAAAGATTTTGAAGAAAAACACGGCAGCCAGCTGTTGTTGCTGATTCGTTTTTTAATGCACGCGAGAAATTCGGGTGTCCTGAAGTGGAAAGCATGAATGACCGAACGCATAGAATTTGTTTTGCCTTACCCGCCAACGGTGAATACCTACTGGCGACGTCATGGCAATACGTATTTCATCTCGGAAGCCGGAAAGCGTTATCGCCGTGATGTGGCGCTAATTGTTCGCCAGCAGCGGCTGAAATTAAACCTGTCCGGAAGGCTGGCAATAAAAATTACTGCAGAGCCGCCGGATAAGCGCCGTCGTGACCTGGACAATATCCTGAAAGCACCACTGGATGCACTGACACATGCGGGGTTGCTTATCGACGACGAGCAGTTTGATGAAATCAATATTGTGCGCGGTCAGGTCGTTCCTGGTGGTCGGTTGGGGATAAAAATCACAGGGCTGGAGTGCGCATGAATAACCAGTATTTACAGTTTGTGCGTGAACAGCTCATTATCGCCACCGCCGATTTGAGTGGAGCAACAAAAGGTCAGCTTGAAGCCTGGCAGGAGAATGCCATGTTTGATACCGGGCGTTACAGGCGTAAAAAAATCCGGTACCGCGATGAAGTGACCGGAAAAATGATCACGCTGGATAATCCACCAATCCCGGGGAAACAATCGCTGGCAAAGAAGACGTCAATTCCTCTGGTAAGTCAGGTTGAGTTTTCGACATCATCATGGCGACGGGCGGTTCTGTCTCTTGAAGAACACCATAAAGCCTGGTTGCTGTGGTGTTACAGCGGCAGCATTTGCTGGGAACACCAGATTGCGATAACACAGTGGGCGTGGAATGAATTTAACGCGCAATCTGGTACCAGAAAAATTGCGGAGAAAACACGGGAGCGCCTGAAAAAATTAATCTGGCTGGCGGCACAGGATGTGAAGAGTGAGCTAGCTGGGCGTGAAACTTATGAATATCAGGAACTGGCATTACTGGCGGGAGTGACAACTAAAAACTGGTCCAAAACATTTACTGGTCACTGGGTTGCAATGAAACACATTTTCCACCGGCTGGATAGTGAGGCTTTATTGTTTGTGATGAGAACACGTTCAGAACAAAAGACGGCATTTTCAAAGCAAAGTGTTGCAAAAGTAGATTAAAAGGCATATATTTCGTGCAAATCTGATATTTTGCCGATTTTGTACTCGATGGCAAAGTAAGCAAATCCCGCCGCCGAGCGGGTTTTTTTGTTGGCTTAACAGGTTATAATGTATAGTGCGAAACTGCCTGTTCAGCAGAATCATTTTGTTTGTAGTGGAGTTCACAAGTCGTCATTATCAGGCAAAGAGATTTATGGTATTAAAGTATCAGCCGTCTGTTCGTTCTGTTTTAATGTGTGATTTTCGGGGAATGGTTGTTCCGGAAATAGTCAAGATCAGGCCAGTGGTGGTCGTGTCCAGAAACAGGCACAACAATCAATTGGTAACAGTGGTACCAATAAGCACTACTGAACCGCTCCCTCGCAGAGATTGCCATCATGAGTTATCAGAAAACCCCATACCTGGTAATGAGCATATTACTTGCTGGGTAAAATGTGACATGTTGATGACGGTTTCATTGAGCCGACTGGATCGCATAAAAACCAGAACCTGGGAGGGACGAAATTATATTGTTCCTATGATTGCGGAAGATGAGTTTGAGAATATTAAACGGGCGGTATTGCACGGGATAGGGATGGCTTATCTGTATCGATAATCGAAAACGATTATCGAATTCGATATGAATTTATATTGACACACATAGTGTGTTGGCTGATACTGTCGCTGTACCCTGATGGGACTTGTGAGACTTCCGAACAGGAAGCCAGGAGTAGCGATGAGGTGATGACAAGCCTGCTGCCCCTGTGTAAAAGGCACCTTAATGGTGCCTTTGTCGTTTTTATCAAAAGATCCCGCCACTGAGCGGGTTTTTTTATGCCTGAAAAGTGGCGCAGGACGTTAAGTGCACTTGCAAAGAGCAGATGGTTGCACAATTAGCTAAGGCGGCTGATTCTGAATGTATATTATTCCTGTCGACTGTTGTTACGGATGTGGCAATAAAACCGTCACTAGCTCATCCGGATAGAGCATCAGCCTTCCAAGCTGATGATGCGGGTTCGATTCCCGCTGCTCGCTCCAACATTTGAAATACGCCTTATAGTGACGGCACTGACGTATTTTTTTATTACGTGGGGGTAGATTGTTAAAAACATTCTGTTCTCTGGCTATGATTTGGGGTCGGGTGTAGCCGCAGTGCTGATTTTTTTACGGCAGCAGAATGGTGCATTTTCGGCGGAGATTTTATATTTCCTGGCAGGGTCGGTGATGCATCATTCTGGTGTTGTAAATAACACCATGACATTGAGATTATTCATATATTAAGCAAAACCTGGAAATACATCCTTTACCGCCTCCACCGGGCGGTTTTTTTTATTCTGAATCCTAAAAAAAGAAACACGGACACTGATAATGCCCGTGTGGCAATGCCATGTAAGTTAGCGATGAATATGGCGCAAAAAAAGCGCGGCCGTCGGATTAACGCCGCGGGACAAAGTCCATGAAGAATCATAAGTATCTGTCTCCTTCAGGAGACGAGTTGATATTACTAAGCTTTAAAAATGGTTTAAATCCTCAGATTAACCTTAATTTCAGGTAAGTCTTATTTCATTTCTTTGCGCCACGCCCGGCGCACATCAAAAACCACAGAGCCTTTCAGGGGTGAGCTTACGGGATGGTCAGTGTGACTTTCTCTGTGGGCTGGTCACCCCCGGGCGCAGGCTCACCCACTAAAAGGAAAAGTCACGATGTTTGGTATTTTCAAAAAGAAAACCCGCAAGGCCATTACCGAAGTGAAGAAGATGGAGAACCGCGATGCAGTGGAGGCGACCGTCTGGGGTGCGTATTCCATAGCATTCGCCGACGGCACCTGTGATGCGAAAGAAATCGCTGTGCTGGAGAAAACCATTGCAGCACTTCCTGCCTTTGCGCCGTTCTCGGGTGAGATTGCACAAATGAGTGCAAATATCCGCGCCCGTTATGAAGCGTCACCGCGTTCTGCCAATGCCGAAGCCCTTCGTCAGCTGGCTGATGTTGCCGGTACTGATGATGCAGTTAACGTGCTGTGTCTGTGTCTGGATATTGCTGACCAGGACGGCATCGGTCCTGATGAAGAAGTGCAGCTCAAGAAAATTGCACAGGCGTTGCAGTTGCCGCTGGAGCAGTACCTGTGAAAAGTGCGCGCCTTGTGCTGGCTGCCATCCTGCTGTTTCTGGTAGTGGTGGTGGATTTCACCGGACGGCTGATGTCGGTGCTGGCAGATGGTGTGCTGGTGGCGATGGCGCTGGTCGTGCTCCGGCCTTTACTGCGTAAATCTGAATAACACCACACAAAAGGCATCTGCGGGTGCCTTTGATGGGGTGTTTTTATGGGCCGTTGGTGGCCCTTTTTTATTTACAGGAGAAAAAGTATGTCTGAACCCTTATCCGGTTCCGGCACGGCTGCGGCGCTCGGCGGGGCGACGGTATTCGGGCTGTTTACCGGAACGGATTTCGGGATTGTGTTTGGTGCGTTCGCCGGGGCGTTGTTTGTGGCAACGATGCCGCAGAAGATTTCAGCCTGGCGTGTGGCGGCACATTTTCTGGTGTCGTTCATTGTTGGTGTACTGGGGGCGCGTGTACTGTCAGCCTGGATTGCATCAAAAACAGGTTATGACGGTACATCTGCGGATGCACTGTGTGCGGTGCTGGTGGCGGTGGTGTCGGTGAAGATTCTGTCGTTCATCCACCAGCAGGATATCGCATCACTGGTGTCCGGCCTGTTCTCGCGCCTGCGGGGCGGAGGAGGCGGCAATGTTAAGTAACCTTCCCGGATTACTGAATGTGGCGTTATGCACGGTTATCGTGCTGACGCTCTTTTTTTATCGTCGTCGTGACTCCAGACACAAACCGCTGATGTCATGGCTGGCCTGGCTGCTGATGCTGCTGTATGCCTTTGCGCCCCTCAGCTATCTGTGTGGTCGCCCGTTAGCAACGGGCTGGCTGGAAGTGTTTTTTAACCTGCTGTTCTGCGTGCTGGTGATACGCGCACGCGGGAACGTCACAAAAATCTTTCCATTGTTGAGGTGAATATGATGCCGGGTAAATTCAGATTCAGCCGTCGCAGTGAAAAAAATCTGGAGGGCGTCAAACCACAGCTGGTTGCTGTCGTTCGCCGTGCGCTGGAGCTGACGGAGGTTGATTTTGGTATCACGGAAGGTCTGCGCAGTAAGTATCGCCAGAAACAGCTGGTAGCGGCAGGGAAAAGCCAGACCATGAACAGCCGCCACCTTACAGGTGATGCGGTGGATGTTGTGGCCTACATTGGCAGCCAGGTGTCATGGGACTGGCCTCTGTACGAGAAAATCGCGCAGGCATTTAAGCAGGCTGCCGCAGAGCTGGGAACTGCCATCGAATGGGGTGGGGACTGGAAAACACTGAAAGACGGGCCTCACTTTCAGTTGAAACGCTGATAACCAGGTGTGTTATGAGCAGAAAACACTGGACACACAGAATGCCGCGAACGGCGGCGAAATGGGCACTGGTAGCGATACTGGTGCCTTTTTTATTGGTGGGATGCGTCAGCCTGGATAAGGCGCGCCAGCTTTTCGATACGGCTTCTCAGGTCTGCCAGCTTATCGATGGCGTTCGGCAGTGTCTGCAGAACTGATCATCTGTAATAGCGGAATATTTTGCTGAAAAATGAAGGGCGCGCCAGCGTCCGGAAAGCATGAAATTCTGTGTTAGTGGCTATTCAATAAAATAAATTCTTTCTGTCGCCGCGAATACTCAAATGTTGATCAGTGCCCGGTGCGGCGACGGGCTTCGATATCAGGAGACGATGATGGAAAAACAGAAAACAAACCGATTGTAATTGGTGCTGATGCTGCTCCGTTTAAGTTTGAGTTGTCTCAACTGGTGGAGATGCGCATCAGTGATGAATGGGGTGAGGTTAAAGCCCGTGCGCAGTATGCGGATGGCGAAAACCAGTACTTGATCCACTACAAAGCAGCTGACGGTCGCGCCACGACGGAGTGGTTTGGTGAGTCAATGCTGGAAGCAACAGAAGATGCTCGTCATCCGGGCTGTCCGGTATTTGCCTTCATGAAATTACCGTAAGGTGCGGTAGTTACTGAGTAACAGGCATTACAGCAGCCCTTCACTCTAAGGGGTTGCTGTAATGTGAGAAATAAAAAACCGGTCACAGGGAGCAGCTACACAGAAGCGGCCGGCGAAGACCGCCAATACCACCCATGCATTGATGCAACATACTAATGACAATAGCCGCTATTGATGTAAATGCAATGTTATGCATCGACGAAAATAAAAAACCGGCAGGGGAAATCCATTGAAGATTTGCCGGTGGCAAAAGAGGGCCATGTTTTTAACCTTAGTCGCAGAGTTACGGAGTGCAACTACGAATGCTGCCGGTATATGGCTGAATGGCGTTTCAATGATGTACGTCATCTTATCTGCAAATGTTAATGATAAACGCTCTCATTTGTGTGGGTCCTTCCGGTGGGGAGGCCTTCCACGGGGCGGCAGGCGCGCGGGTTTTCGCTATTTATGAAATTTTTTGAGGGGGGGGTGTTGTTTAATTGTTTGCTATATCTCATTGATAAGTAAGATAAAAATCAAATAAATACAACAACCTGACGGTGTTTTTTGATGTCGTTAATGTAAAAAACATCAACAAGATCAAACGTTTTTGCAAAAACGCATGGTTGTTGTATCGCTTTTTATCGATGACTTATGGAGAGGAGATGGCCTTTTTATTGAATAAAAGCGATATGGCCTCCTCTATCGGTATATCCGTTCAGGCATTTGATAAATGGGGCGTTCCTCCTGTTGAGCGTCGGGGGAGGGAAGTTTTTTATGACGTTAAAACCGTACTGGAGATAGATCGCGAAAGGCGACAACAAAATCAGAAAACACGTGATGACGAGAGTGATCTGGAGGAAAGATTGCTCCGCGCCAGAGCTGAACTGACTGAAGAACAGACCGTAGCGCAAAAACTTAAAAATCAGGTAACAGAAGGAAAACTTGTTGATTCAGAGTTCTGTGTTTTTGCTCTCAGTAAGCTGGCGATGGCATTGTCCAGTACGCTTGATTCCATTCCTTTATCCATGCAACGACAGTTCCCTGATTTAACTCCGCGTCACATTGATCATCTGAAAACCCTTATCGCAAAGGGAGCAAATCAGTGCGCACGGGCAGGGGATAAATTACCGGAGTTACTTGATGAGTATATCCAGACAACAACTGAATAATATGGCCCGGGCTGTCAGAACTGCGTTGCAGCCGCTGGTAAGGGCATTGCCAGTAACGGCAGTTGAATGGGCAGATCAAAATTATTACCTGCCTAAAGAATCGTCATATGGTGAGGGGGAATGGAAAACCCTGCCATTTCAGGTCGCTATCATGAATAGCATGGGTAACGACCAGATCCGTACCATTAATCTGATTAAATCGGCGCGCGTGGGCTACACCAAAATGTTGCTGGGTGTGGTCGGGTATTTTATAGAGCATAAATCCCGTAACAGCCTGCTTTTCCAGCCTACTGATTCTGCCGCTGAAGATTTTATGAAAGCGCATGTGGAAGCAACATTGCGGGATGTCCCCTGCCTTAAAGCGTTGTCTCCGTGGCTGGGCAGAAAACATCGTGACAACACGCTCACCCTGAAGCGTTTTTCCTCCGGTGTGGGGTTCTGGTGCCTGGGGGGAGCTGCTGCCAAAAATTACCGTGAAAAATCTGTGGATGTGGTCTGCTATGACGAACTCTCCTCGTTTGAACCGGATGTGGAAAAAGAAGGTTCGCCGACGCTGCTTGGTGATAAACGTATTGAAGGCTCGGTATGGCCTAAGTCCATACGCGGTTCAACGCCAAAAATTAAAGGCTCCTGTCAGATTGAGAAAGCCGCGAATGAATCTGCGCATTTCATGCGGTTTTATGTTCCTTGCCCTCATTGCGGGGAGATCCAGTATCTGAAGTTTGGTGATGATGCGACGCCGTTTGGCCTGAAATGGGAGAAGGGTAAACCGGAAACGGTGTATTACCTGTGTGAACATAATGGCTGTGTGATCCGGCAGTCGGAACTTGACCAGATCGACGGACGCTGGATTTGTGACAATACCGGGATGTGGACGCGTGACGGTCTGGCATTTTTCAGTGCCAGTGATGAGGAGATGCCGCCACCGCGCTCCATCACGTACCACATCTGGACGGCCTATAGCCCGTTCACCACCTGGGTGCAGATTGTCTACGACTGGCTGGATGCGCTGAAAGATCCGAACGGCGTCAAGACATTTATTAACACCACGCTGGGAGAGACCTACGAAGAGGCTGTGGGTGAAAAACTCGATTACCAGGCACTGATGGATAAGGTTGTGCGTTACACGGCTGCGGTGCCTTTTCGGGTGGTTTATCTGACGGCGGGCATTGACTCTCAGCGAAACCGTTTTGAGATGTATGTCTGGGGATGGGCTCCGGGAGAGGAAGCCTTTCTGGTGGATAAAATCATCATTATGGGGCGTCCTGATGAGGAAGAGACGCTGTTACGTGTGGATGCGGCGATCAACAAAAAATACTGCCATGCAGATGGTACCGAAATGTCCATTTCCCGTGTCTGCTGGGACATCGGGGGGATCGATGGTGAAATAGTTTATCGGAGATCAAAAAAACACGGTGTTTTTCGGGTGTTGCCGGTAAAAGGCGCTTCTGTCTATGGCAAGCCAGTGATCACCATGCCGAAAACTCGCAATCAGCGGGGTGTTTATCTGTGTGAGGTGGGGACGGACACCGCAAAAGAAATTCTCTATGCCCGTATGAAGTCCGCTCCCACGCCTGCGGATGAAGCCACGTCGTATGCCATCCGTTTTCCTGATGATCCGGAGATTTTTTCGCAGACAGAGGCGCAGCAACTGGTGGCGGAAGAGCTCGTGGAGAAGTGGGAAAAAGGGAAGATGCGTCTGCTGTGGGATAACAAAAAGCGGCGTAACGAAGCGCTGGACTGCCTGGTGTATGCCTACGCGGCATTACGTGTGTCCGTGCAACGCTGGCAGCTTGATCTGGCTGTACTGGCAAAATCCCGGGAGAAGGAAACTGTCCGGCCAACCCTTGAAGAACTGGCAGCAAAACTGTCCGGAGGAGTGAATGGTAACTATTGATGAACTGAAGGCACTGCGTCAGGCACGCCTTGATTTATTAACCGGTAAACGGGTGGTGTCGGTACAGAAAGATGGTCGAAGAATTGAATATACGGCAGCTTCTCTGGATGAACTTAACCGTGCGATCAATGATGCGGAGGCCGTACTCGGCACAACTTGCCGCCGTCGTCGTCCGCTGGGAGTGAGGTTATGAAACGTGCGCCTGTCCTGATTGATGTGAATGGCGCTCCGCTTCGTGAGAGTCTCAGCTACAGCGGTGGTGGTGCAGGATTTGGTGGGCAAATGGCGGAATGGTTGCCACCGGCTCAGAGTGCAGATGCAGCCCTGCTACCCGCGTTGCGTCTGGGTAATGCCCGTGCCGATGATCTGGTACGCAATAACGGCATTGCGGCCAATGCGGTGGCACTGCATAAGGATCACATAGTCGGGCACATGTTTCTTATCAGCTATCGTCCCAACTGGCGCTGGCTGGGGATGCGGGAGAGTTCGGCAAAGAACTTTGTCGATGAGGTGGAGACAGCCTGGTCGGAATATGCGGAAGGGATGTTTGGCGAAATCGACGCTGAAGGTAAACGCACGTTTACGGAGTTTATTCGTGAAGGTGTGGGAGTGCATGCCTTTAACGGCGAAATCTTTGTGCAGCCGGTCTGGGATGCGGAAAGTACACAGTTATTTCGTACGCGTTTTAAAGCCGTGAGTCCGAAACGGGTGGACACACCAGGGCATGGTATGGGAAACCGCTTTCTGCGGGCCGGGGTGGAAATGGACCGGTGCGGCAGGGCACAGGCCTATCATGTCTGTGAAGATGATTTTCCGTTCTCTGGTAGTGGGCGCTGGGAGCGGATCCCCCGTGAACTTCCCACCGGGCGTCCGGCCATGTTGCATATCTTTGAACCGGTAGAGGACGGGCAGACCCGTGGAGCTAATCAGTTCTACAGCGTCATGGAGCGTCTGAAGATGCTCGATTCCCTGCAGGCCACACAGCTTCAGTCGGCCATTGTGAAGGCGATGTATGCTGCCACGATCGAAAGTGAACTTGATACCGAAAAGGCATTTGAATATATCGCGGGTGCACCGGAAGGTCAGCAGGATAATCCGCTCATTAATATTCTGGAGAAGTTTACCCGCTGGTATGACATGAATAACGTGACGCTGGGCGGTGTTAAAATTCCGCACCTTTTCCCCGGTGATGCGCTGAACCTGCAGACGGCGCAGGATTCAGACAATGGATTTTCGGCACTTGAACAGGCGCTGCTGCGATATATCGCCGCCGGTCTGGGCGTTTCCTACGAACAGCTTTCCCGTGATTACTCGAAGGTCAGTTACTCAAGTGCCCGTGCCTCAGCCAATGAGTCGTGGCGCTATTTTATGGGACGACGAAAATTTATTGCGTCCCGGCTGGCTACGCAGATGTTTTCCTGCTGGCTGGAAGAGGCGCTTCTTCGGGGGATTATTCGTCCGCCACGGGCACGTTTTGATTTTTATCAGGCGCGTTCAGCCTGGTCACGGGCAGAGTGGATTGGCTCCGGAAGAATGGCCATTGACGGGCTCAAGGAAGTCCAGGAATCAGTGATGCGCATTGAGGCCGGACTGAGTACGTATGAGAAAGAGCTGGCACTGATGGGGGAAGATTATCAGGACATTTTCCGCCAGCAGGTCAGGGAATCCACAGAGCGGGAAAAAGCCGGGCTCTCCCGTCCGGTGTGGATAGCACAGACGTATCAGCAGCAGATAGCGGATAGCCGCAGGCCGGAAGAGGAGGCAACACCACATGAGACGTAATCTTTCACACATTATTGCTGCAGCATTCAATGCACCGCTTCTTCTGGAACCCGCCTATGCGCGGGTTTTCTTTTGTGCACTGGGGCGTGAGATGGGCGCAACAAGCCTTTCGGTACCTCAGCAACAGGTACACCTTGATGCCCCTGAGATGCTGGCTGAAACGGATGAGTACATGGCCGGAGGTAAACGATCGGCCCGTGTTTACCGCGTAGTGAACGGCATTGCCATTCTGCCGGTGACAGGCACGCTGGTTCATCGGCTGGGTGGAATGCGGCCGTTTTCCGGAATGACTGGCTATGACGGCATTGTCGCCTGCCTTCAGCAGGCAATGGTGGATCCCTCGGTCCGGGGGGTACTGCTGGACATTGACAGTCCCGGAGGGCAGGCTGCCGGGGCGTTTGACTGTGCCGACATGATTTACCGCCTCCGGGAGAAAAAACCAGTCTGGGCGTTGTGCAATGAGATGGCCTGTTCTGCAGCTATGTTACTGGCGGCGGCCTGTACGCGTCGTCTGGTCACACAAACGGCAAAAATTGGTTCGATTGGTGTGATGATGGCGCATACCAGTTACGAGAAACAACTGGCACAGGAAGGGGTGGATATCACGCTGATTTACTCTGGTAAGCACAAGGTTGACGGCAACTGCATTCAGGCATTGCCGGCAGGTGTGTGTGCGGATTTTCAACGACGTATTGATGAAGCACGCCAGATGTTTGTTGACAAGGTGGCGCTTTATACAGGCATGAGTTCTGAGGCGGTGATGAGTACTGAAGCCGCCGTTTATGACGGTCAGGCCGGAATAGATATCGGACTGGCGGATGAATTAATCAATGCGTCAGATGCCATCACAGTGATGGATGCGGCGCTGAACACACACGATACAGGAGGCACTATGCCGCAATTAACTGCAATGGAAGCCGCTGCGCAGGAGAACCAGCGAGTGATGGGGATCCTGACGTGTCAGGAAGCGAAGGGACGTGAACAGCTTGCCACGATGCTGGCAGGACAACAGGGGGTGAGCGTTGAACAGGCGCGGGCGATTCTGGCCGTGGCTGCACCACAACAATCTGCTGAGTCTGTACAGAGTGAGGCCGATCGCATTATGGCGTGTGAAGAGGCGAAAGGTCGTGAACAGCTGGCGGCAACGCTGGCTGCGATGCCGGATATGACCGTGGAAAAAGCCCGCCCGATTCTGGCTGCTTCACCGCAGGCGGATGCCGGATCTTCACTCCGTGATCAGATCATGGCCCTGGATGAGGCAAAAGGGGCTGAGGCACAGGCTGAAAAACTGGCCGCTTTTCCCGGCATGACGGCGAAGGCTGCCCGCGACATACTGGCCGCAGCACCGGATAAGGCTGCGCCAGTTTCAGATGCCACAGCACGGGCGTTTGAACGTTTTATGGGGATGTATTCGCCGAAAGCTGTCGGAGGTGGTGCTGTCGGGGATGATGCTGAAGTGACAGCACTGCATGCGATGCCTGGTAACTGAGCAAAATTACAGAGGTGAAACTGATGATGAAAACCGTTACTGAACAGCGCACAGGTGCGCGCATTTTCGCTGGCAATGACCCGGTGCATACAGCTGTGGGTAAAAGTGGTATCACGTCTGCCACACCTGCACTGACGCCGCTGATGCTGGATGACGCCACCGGAAAACTGGTGGTCTGGGATGGTCAGAAAGCCGGAACGGCTGTGGGTGTGCTGGCACTGGCGCTTGCCGGGACCGAGCCTGTGCTGACTTACTACAAAAGCGGTACGTTTGCCACCGAATCGCTGCTCTGGCCTGATTCGGTGGATGCGGTGAAACAAGCAAACGCATTTGTGGGCAGTGCGATCAGCCACGCCTGAGCGATATTTTATTTCACTTTTACAGAGCCGCATTGCGGCTTTTGTTTTTTCTGAATTAAAGGAACCATATTTATGGGATTGTTTACAACCCGCCAGTTGCTTGGTTATACCGAGCAAAAAGTGAAATTTCGTGCTCTGTTTCTGGAGCTTTTTTTTCGTCGCACGATCAATTTCCATACAGAAGAAGTGATGCTGGATAAAATTACCGGCAAAACGCCGGTGGCAGCCTATGTTTCTCCTGTTGTTGAGGGCAGGGTTCTGCGTCACCGTGGCGGTGAAACCCGCGTACTGCGTCCGGGTTACGTCAAGCCGAAACACGAATTTAATTACCAGCAGGCGGTGGAGCGTCTTCCCGGTGAAGATCCAGCTCAACTGAACGATCCGGCTTACCGTCGTCTGCGTATCATCACCGATAATCTCAAACAGGAAGAACACGCCATTGTCCAGGTGGAAGAGATGCAGGCGGTGAATGCCGTGCTGTATGGCAAGTACACCATGGAAGGGGAGCAGTTCGAGAAAATTGAGGTCGATTTCGGCAGATCAACGAAAAACAATATTACACAGGCAGGTGGGAGTGAGTGGTCAAATCAGAACCGCGATACGTTTGACCCGACACATGATATTGACATGTACTGCGATCAGGCCAGTGGCCTGGTGAATATTGCCATTATGGATGGCAAGGCCTGGCGTCTGTTGAATGGCTTTAAGCTGTTCCGCGAAAAACTGGATACCCGTCGCGGTTCAAATTCACAACTCGAAACGGCAGTGAAAGATCTGGGCGCAGTGGTGTCCTTCAAAGGGTATTACGGCGATCTGGCCATTGTGGTGGCAAAAACGTCTTATGTGGCAGAGGATGGTACCGAAAAACGTTATCTGCCAGACGGCACGCTGGTCCTGGGGAATACTGCTGCAGATGGGATTCGTTGCTACGGCGCAATTCAGGATGCGCAGGCATTGTCTGAAGGTGTGGTGTCCTCTTCCCGTTATCCGAAACACTGGATGACGGTGGGTGACCCTGCCCGTGAATTCACTATGACGCAGTCCGCGCCGTTGATGGTACTGCCGGATCCTGATGAGTTTGTGGTGGTACAGGTGAAATAATCCGTGAGCGGGGGTGAAATGCCCCCGTGTTGTTTTCGCAGGGAACTGATATGGCAACGAAAGAACAAAATCTGAAACGACTTGGTGAACTGTCCCGGATTCTGGGTCGGGAACCGGATATGTCGGGAAGCGCAGCAGATATTGCGCAGCGAGTGGCCGAACTGGAAGAAGAGCTTGATGATACGGATGACATTGCTGGTCAGGACACACCTCTCAGCCCGGAAAATGCGCTGACCGGACATGAAAATGAGGTGGTATCAGCGCAGCCGGATACCGTGATTCAGGATGCGGCTGAGCTGGTCACGGTCGTGGCACTGGTGACGCTGCATACCGATGCACTCCACGCCATGCGGGATGAACCTGTGGCATTTGTGCTGCCGGGAACGGCGTTCCGTGTCTCTGCCGGTGTGGCAGCTGAAATGACAGAGCGCGGCCTGGCCAGAATGCAATAACGGGAGACGCTGTGGCTGATTTCGATAACCTGTTCGATGCTGCCATTGCCCGCGCCGATGAAACGATACGCGGGTACATGGGAACGTCAGCCATCATTACATCCGGTGAGCAGTCCGGTGTTGTGATATGTGGTGTTTTTGATGACCCTGAAAATATCAGCTATGCCGGACAGGGCGTACGCGTTGAAGGCTCCAGCCCGTCCCTGTTTGTCCGGACTGATGAGGTGCGGCAGCTGCGGCGCGGCGACACGCTGACCATCGGTGAGGAAAACTTCTGGATAGACCGGATTTCGCCGGATGATGGCGGAAGCTGTCATCTCTGGCTTGGGCGGGGCGTACCGCCTGCCGTTAACCGTCGCCGCTGAAAGGGGGATGTATGGCCATAAAAGGTCTTGAGCAGGCCGTTGAAAACCTCAGCCGTATCAGCAAAACGGTGGTGCCCGGTGCGTCAGCAATGGCCATTAACCGCGTTGCTTCATCCGCGATATCGCAGTCTGCGTCACAGGTTGCCCGTGAGACAAGGGTACGCCGGAAACTGGTAAAGGAAAGGGCCAGGCTGAAAAGGGCCACGGTTAAAAATCCGCAGGCCAGAATCAGGGTTAACCGGGGGGATTTGCCCGTAATCAAGCTGGGTAACGCGCGGGTTGTCCTGTCCCGACGCAGGCGTCGTAAAAAGGGGCAGCGTTCATCCCTGAAAGGTGGCGGCAGCGTGCTTGTGGTGGGAAACCGTCGTATTCCCGGCGCGTTTATTCAGCAACTGAAAAATGGCCGGTGGCATGTCATGCAGCGTGTGGCCGGGAAAAACCGTTACCCCATTGATGTGGTGAAAATCCCGATGGCGGTGCCGCTTACCACGGCGTTTAAACAGAATATTGAACGGATACGGCGTGAACGTCTTCCGAAAGAGCTGGGCTATGCGCTGCAGCATCAACTGAGAATGGTAATAAAGCGATGAAACATACTGAACTCCGTGCAGCCGTACTGGATGCACTGGAGAAGCATGACACCGGGGCGACGCTTTTTGATGGTCGCCCCGCTGTTTTTGATGAGGCGGATTTTCCGGCAATTGCCGTTTATCTCACCGGCGCTGAATACACGGGCGAAGAGCTGGACAGTGATACCTGGCAGGCGGAGCTGCATATTGAAGTTTTCCTGCCTGCTCAGGTGCCGGATTCAGAGCTGGATTCGTGGATGGAGTCCCGGATTTATCCGGTGATGAGCGATGTCCCGGCACTGTCAGATTTGATCACCAGTATGGTGGCCAGTGGCTATGACTACCGGCGCGACGATGATGCGGGCCTGTGGAGTTCAGCCGATCTGACTTATGTCATTACCTATGAAATGTGAGGACGCTATGCCTGTACCAAATCCTGTAATGCCGGTGAAAGGTGCCGGGACCACCCTGTGGGTTTATAAGGGGAGCGGTGACCCTTATGCGAATCCGCTTTCAGACGTTGACTGGTCGCGTCTGGCAAAAGTTAAAGACCTGACGCCCGGCGAACTGACCGCTGAGTCCTATGACGACAGCTATCTCGATGATGAAGATGCAGACTGGACTGCGACCGGGCAGGGGCAGAAATCTGCCGGAGATACCAGCTTCACGCTGGCGTGGATGCCCGGAGAGCAGGGGCAGCAGGCGCTGCTGGCGTGGTTTAATGAAGGGGATACCCGTGCCTATAAAATCCGCTTCCCGAACGGCACGGTCGATGTGTTCCGCGGCTGGGTCAGCAGTATCGGTAAGGCGGTGACGGCGAAGGAAGTGATCACCCGCACGGTGAAAGTCACCAACGTGGGACGTCCGTCGATGGCAGAAGATCGCAGCACGGTAACAGCGGCAACCGGCATGACCGTGACGCCTGCCAGCACTTCGGTGGTGAAAGGGCAGAGCACCACGCTGACCGTGGCATTCCAGCCGGAGGGCGCAACCGACAAGAGCTTCCGTGCGGTGTCTGCGGATAAAACAAAAGCCACCGTGTCGGTCAGTGGTATGACCATCACCGTGAAAGGTGTTGCTGCAGGCAAGGTCAACATTCCGGTTGTATCCGGTAATGGTGAACTTGCTGTGGTTGCAGAAATCACCGTCACCGACAGTTAATCCGGAGAGTCAGCGATGTTCCTGAAAACCGAATCATTTGAATATAACGGTGTGAGCGTCACGCTTTCTGAACTGTCAGCCCTGCAGCGTATTGAGCATCTCGCCCTGCTGAAACGACAGGCAGAACAGGCGGGATCCAGTCTCAATCGACAGGTGAGCGTGGAAGATCTCGTCAGAACCGGTGCTTTTCTGGTGGCGATGTCCCTGTGGCATAGCCATCCGCAGAAGACAAAGATGCCGTCCATGAATGAAGCCGTTAAACAAATTGAGCAGGAAGTGCTTACCACCTGGCCCACAGAGGCAATTGCTCAGGCTGAAAATGTGGTAATGCGTCTGTCCGGTATGTCTGAGTTTGTTGTGAATGATGCACCTGAACAGGCAGATGACGCCGGGCCAGCAGAGCCTGTTTCTGTGGGAAAGTGTTCGACGGTGAGCTGAGTTTTGCCCTGAAACTGGCGCGTGAGATGGGGCGACCCGACTGGCGCGCCATGCTTGCCGGGATGTCATCCACGGAGTATGCCGACTGGCACCGCTTTTACAGTACCCATTATTTTCATGATGTTCTGCTGGATATGCACTTTTCCGGGCTGACGTACACCGTACTCAGCCTGTTTTTCAGCGATCCGGATATGCATCCGCTGGATTTCAGTCTGCTGAACCGGCGCGAGGCTGACGAAGAGCCTGAAGATGATGTGCTGATGCAGAAAGCGGCAGGGCTTGCCGGAGGCGTCCGCTTTGGCCCGGACGGGAATGAAGTTATCCCCGCTTCCCCGGATGTGGCGGACATGACGGAGGATGACGTAATGCTGATGACAGTATCAGAAGGGATCGCAGGAGGAGTCCGGTATGGCTGAACCGGTAGGCGATCTGGTCGTTGATTTGAGTCTGGATGCGGCCAGATTTGACGAGCAGATGGCCAGAGTCAGGCGTCATTTTTCCGGTACGGAAAGTGATGCGAAAAAAACAGCGGCAGTCGTTGAACAGTCAATGAACCGGCAGGCGCTGGCTGCACAGAAAGCGGGGATTTCCGTCGGACAGTATAAAGCCGCCATGCGTATGCTGCCTGCACAGTTCACCGACGTGGCCACGCAGCTTGCAGGCGGGCAAAGCCCGTGGCTGATCCTGCTGCAACAGGGGGGTCAGGTTAAGGACTCCTTCGGCGGGATGATCCCCATGTTCAGGGGGCTTGCCGGTGCGATCACCCTGCCGATGGTGGGGGCCACCTCGCTGGCGGTGGCGACCGGTGCGCTGGCGTATGCCTGGTATCAGGGCAACTCAACCCTGTCCGATTTCAACAAAACGCTGGTCCTTTCCGGCAATCAGGCGGGACTGACGGCAGATCGTATGCTGGTCCTGTCCAGAGCCGGGCAGGCGGCAGGGCTGACGTTTAACCAGACCAGCGAGTCACTGACGGCGCTGGTGAATGCCGGTGTGCGTGGTGGTGAGCAGTTTGAGGCGATCAGCCAGAGTGTGGCGCGTTTCTCCTCTGCATCCGGCGTGGAGGTGGACAAGGTCGCTGAAGCCTTCGGGAAGCTGACCACAGACCCGACGTCGGGACTGACAGCGATGGCACGTCAGTTCCATAACGTGACGGCGGAGCAGATTGCGTATGTTGCTCAGTTGCAGCGTTCCGGAGATGAAGCCGGGGCATTGCAGGCGGCGAACGAGGCCGCAACGAAAGGGTTTGATGACCAGACCCGACGCCTGAAAGAGAACATGGGCACGCTGGAAACCTGGGCAGACAGGACAGCACGGGCATTCAAATCCATGTGGGATGCGGTGCTGGATATTGGTCGTCCTGATACCGCTCAGGAGATGCTGATTAAGGCAGAGGCTGCGTTTAAGAAAGCAGACGACATCTGGAATCTGCGCAAGGATGATTATTTTGTTAACGATGAAGCGCGGGCGCGTTACTGGGATGATCGTGAAAAGGCCCGTCTTGCGCTTGAAGCCGCCCGAAAGAAGGCTGAGCAGCAGACTCAACAGGACAAAAATGCGCAGCAGCAGAGCGATACTGAAGCGTCACAGCTGAAATATACCGAAGAGGCGCAGAAGGCTTACGAACGGCTGCAGACGCCGCTGGAGAAATATACCGCCCGTCAGGAAGAACTGAACAAGGCACTGAAAGACGGGAAAATCCTGCAGGCGGATTACAACACGCTGATGGCGGCGGCGAAAAAGGATTATGAAGCGACGCTGAAAAAGCCGAAACAGTCCGGCGTGAAGGTGTCTGCGGGCGATCGTCAGGAAGACAGTGCTCATGCTGCCCTGCTGACGCTTCAGGCAGAACTCCGGACGCTGGAGAAGCATGCCGGAGCAAATGAGAAAATCAGCCAGCAGCGCCGGGATTTGTGGAAGGCGGAGAGTCAGTTCGCGGTACTGGAGGAGGCGGCGCAACGTCGCCAGCTGTCTGCACAGGAGAAATCCCTGCTGGCGCATAAAGATGAGACGCTGGAGTACAAACGCCAGCTGGCTGCACTTGGCGACAAGGTTACGTATCAGGAGCGCCTGAACGCGCTGGCGCAGCAGGCGGATAAATTCGCACAGCAGCAACGGGCAAAACGGGCCGCCATTGATGCGAAAAGCCGGGGGTTGACTGACCGGCAGGCAGAACGGGAAGCCACGGAACAGCGCCTGAAGGAACAGTATGGCGATAATCCGCTGGCGCTGAATAACGTCATGTCAGAGCAGAAAAAGACCTGGGCGGCTGAAGACCAGCTTCGCGGGAACTGGATGGCAGGCCTGAAGTCCGGCTGGAGTGAGTGGGAAGAGAGCGCCACGGACAGTATGTCGCAGGTAAAAAGTGCAGCCACGCAGACCTTTGATGGTATTGCACAGAATATGGCGGCGATGCTGACCGGCAGTGAGCAGAACTGGCGCAGCTTCACCCGTTCCGTGCTGTCCATGATGACAGAAATTCTGCTTAAGCAGGCAATGGTGGGGATTGTCGGGAGTATCGGCAGCGCCATTGGCGGGGCTGTTGGTGGCGGCGCATCCGCGTCAGGCGGTACAGCCATTCAGGCCGCTGCGGCGAAATTCCATTTTGCAACCGGAGGATTTACGGGAACCGGCGGCAAATATGAGCCAGCGGGGATTGTTCACCGTGGTGAGTTTGTCTTCACGAAGGAGGCAACCAGCCGGATTGGCGTGGGGAATCTTTACCGGCTGATGCGCGGCTATGCCACCGGCGGTTATGTCGGTACACCGGGCAGCATGGCAGACAGCCGGTCGCAGGCGTCCGGGACGTTTGAGCAGAATAACCATGTGGTGATTAACAACGACGGCACGAACGGGCAGATAGGTCCGGCTGCTCTGAAGGCGGTGTATGACATGGCCCGCAAGGGTGCCCGTGATGAAATTCAGACACAGATGCGTGATGGTGGCCTGTTCTCCGGAGGTGGACGATGAAGACCTTCCGCTGGAAAGTGAAACCCGGTATGGATGTGGCTTCGGTCCCTTCTGTAAGAAAGGTGCGCTTTGGTGATGGCTATTCTCAGCGAGCGCCTGCCGGGCTGAATGCCAACCTGAAAACGTACAGCGTGACGCTTTCTGTCCCCCGTGAGGAGGCCACGGTACTGGAGTCGTTTCTGGAAGAGCACGGGGGCTGGAAATCCTTTCTGTGGACGCCGCCTTATGAGTGGCGGCAGATAAAGGTGACCTGCGCAAAATGGTCGTCGCGGGTCAGTATGTTGCGTGTTGAGTTCAGCGCAGAGTTTGAACAGGTGGTGAACTGATGCAGGATATCCGGCAGGAAACACTGAATGAATGCACCCGTGCGGAGCAGTCGGCCAGCGTGGTGCTCTGGGAAATCGACCTGACAGAGGTCGGTGGAGAACGTTATTTTTTCTGTAATGAGCAGAACGAAAAAGGTGAGCCGGTCACCTGGCAGGGGCGACAGTATCAGCCGTATCCCATTCAGGGGAGCGGTTTTGAACTGAATGGCAAAGGCACCAGTACGCGCCCCACGCTGACGGTTTCTAACCTGTACGGTATGGTCACCGGGATGGCGGAAGATATGCAGAGTCTGGTCGGCGGAACGGTGGTCCGGCGTAAGGTTTACGCCCGTTTTCTGGATGCGGTGAACTTCGTCAACGGAAACAGTTATGCCGATCCGGAGCAGGAGGTGATCAGCCGCTGGCGCATTGAGCAGTGCAGCGAACTGAGCGCGGTGAGTGCCTCCTTTGTACTGTCCACGCCGACGGAAACGGACGGCGCTGTTTTTCCGGGACGTATCATGCTGGCCAACACCTGCACCTGGACCTATCGCGGCGATGAGTGCGGTTATCACGGTCCGGCAGTCGCGGATGAATATGACCAGCCGACGTCCGATATCACGAAGGATAAATGCAGCAAATGCCTGAGCGGCTGTAAGTTTCGCAATAACGTCGGCAACTTTGGCGGCTTCCTTTCCATTAACAAACTTTCGCAGTAAATCCCATGACACAGACAGAATCAGCGATTCTGGCGCACGCCCGGCGATGTGCGCCAGCGGAGTCGTGCGGCTTCGTGGTAAGCACGCCGGAGGGGGAAAGATATTTTCCCTGCGTGAATATCTCCGGTGAGCCGGAGGCGTATTTCCGTATGTCGCCGGAAGACTGGCTGCAGGCAGAAATGCAGGGTGAGATTGTGGCGCTGGTCCACAGCCACCCCGGTGGTCTGCCCTGGCTGAGTGAGGCCGACCGGCGGCTGCAAGTGCAGAGTGATTTGCCGTGGTGGCTGGTCTGCCGGGGGACGATTCATAAGTTCCGCTGTGTGCCGCATCTCACCGGGCGGCGCTTTGAGCACGGTGTGACGGACTGTTACACACTGTTCCGGGATGCTTATCATCTGGCGGGGATTGAGATGCCGGACTTTTATCGTGAGGATGACTGGTGGCGTAACGGTCAGAATCTCTATCTTGACAATATGGAGGCGACTGGTTTTTACCGTGTCGCACTGACAGAGGCGCAGCCGGGCGATGTGCTGCTGTGCTGCTTTGGTTCATCGGTGCCGAATCATGCCGCTATTTACTGCGGTGACGGCGAGCTGCTGCACCATATTCCTGAACAACTGAGCAAACGAGAGAGGTATACCGACAAATGGCAGCGACGCACACACTCCCTCTGGCGTCACCGGGCATGGCGCGCATCTGCCTTTACGGGGATTTACAACGATTTGGCCGCCGCATCGACCTTCGTGTGAAAACGGGGGCTGAAGCCATCCGGGCACTGGCCACACAGCTCCCGGCGTTTCGTCAGAAACTGTGCGACGGCTGGTATCAGGTACGGATTGCCGGGCGGGACGTCAGCACGTCCGGGTTAACGGCGCAGTTACATGAGACTCTGCCTGATGGCGCTGTGATTCATATTGTTCCCAGAGTCGCCGGGGCCAAGTCAGGTGGCGTATTCCAGATTGTCCTGGGAGCTGCCGCCATTGCCGGATCATTCTTTACTGCCGGAGCCACCCTTGCAGCATGGGGGGCAGCCATTGGGGCCGGTGGTATGACCGGCATCCTGTTTTCTCTCGGTGCCAGTATGGTGCTCGGTGGTGTGGCGCAGATGCTGGCACCGAAAGCCAGAACTCCCCGTACACAGACAACGGATAACGGTAAGCAGAACACCTATTTCTCCTCACTGGATAACATGGTTGCCCAGGGCAATGTTCTGCCTGTTCTGTACGGGGAAATGCGCGTGGGGTCACGCGTGGTTTCTCAGGAGATCAGCACGGCAGACGAAGGGGACGGTGGTCAGGTTGTGGTGATTGGTCGCTGATGCAAAATGTTTTATGTGAAACCGCCTCCGGGCGGTTTTATCGTTTATGGAGCATGACGAATGGGTAAAGGCGGCAGTAAGGGGCATACCCCGCGCGAAGCGAAGGACAACCTGAAGTCCACGCAGCTGCTGAGTGTGATCGATGCCATCAGCGAAGGGCCGGTTGAAGGTCCGGTGGATGGATTAAAAAGCGTGCTGCTGAACAGTACGCCGGTGCTGGACAGTGAGGGGAATACCAATATATCCGGCGTCACGGTGGTGTTCCGGGCCGGTGAGCAGGAGCAGACACCGCCGGAGGGCTTTGAATCCTCCGGCTCCGAGACGGTGCTGGGTACGGAAGTGAAATACGACACGCCGATCACCCGCACCATCACGTCGGCAAACATCGACCGACTGCGCTTTACCTTCGGTGTGCAGGCACTGGTGGAAACCACCTCAAAGGGGGACCGGAATCCGTCGGAAGTCCGCCTGCTGGTTCAGATCCAGCGTAATGGTGGCTGGGTGACGGAAAAAGACATCACCATTAAGGGCAAAACCACCTCGCAGTATCTGGCCTCGGTGGTGGTGGGTAACCTGCCGCCGCGCCCGTTCAATATACGGATGCGCAGGATGACGCCGGACAGCACCACAGACCAGCTGCAGAACAAAACGCTCTGGTCGTCATACACCGAAATCATCGATGTGAAACAGTGCTACCCGAACACGGCACTGGTCGGCGTGCAGGTGGATTCGGAGCAGTTCGGCAGCCAGCAGGTGAGCCGTAATTATCATCTGCGCGGGCGCATTCTGCAGGTGCCGTCGAACTATAACCCGCAGACGCGGCAATACAGCGGTATCTGGGACGGAACGTTTAAGCCAGCATACAGCAACAACATGGCCTGGTGTCTGTGGGATATGCTGACCCATCCGCGCTACGGCATGGGGAAACGTCTTGGTGCGGCGGATGTGGATAAATGGGCGCTGTATGTCATCGGCCAGCATTGCGACCAGTCAGTGCCGGACGGCTTTGGCGGCACGGAGCCGCGCATCACCTGTAATGCCTGGCTGACCACACAGCGTAAGGCGTGGGATGTGCTCAGTGATTTCTGCTCGGCGATGCGCTGTATGCCGGTATGGAACGGGCAGACGCTGACGTTCGTGCAGGACCGACCGTCGGATAAGGTGTGGACCTATAACCGCAGTAATGTGGTGATGCCGGATGATGGCGCGCCGTTCCGCTACAGCTTTAGCGCCCTGAAAGACCGCCATAATGCCGTTGAGGTGAACTGGATTGACCCGAACAACGGCTGGGAGACGGCGACAGAGCTTGTGGAGGATACGCAGGCCATTGCCCGTTACGGTCGTAATGTCACGAAGATGGATGCTTTTGGCTGTACCAGCCGGGGGCAGGCACACCGCGCCGGGCTGTGGCTGATTAAAACAGAGCTGCTGGAAACGCAGACCGTGGACTTCAGCGTGGGCGCAGAAGGGCTTCGCCATGTGCCGGGCGATGTCATTGAAATCTGTGATGATGACTATGCGGGTATCAGCACCGGTGGGCGCGTGCTGGCGGTGAACAGCCAGACCCGGACGCTGACGCTCGACCGTGAAATCACGCTGCCATCCTCCGGCACCACGCTGATAAGCCTGGTTGACGGAAGTGGCAATCCGGTCAGCGTGGAGGTCCAGTCCGTCACCGACGGCGTGAAGGTAAAAGTGAGCCGTGTTCCTGACGGCGTTGCCGGATACAGCGTGTGGGGGCTGAAGCTGCCGACGCTGCGCCAGCGCCTGTTCCGCTGCGTGAGTATCCGTGAGAACGACGACGGCACGTATGCCATCACCGCCGTGCAGCATGTACCGGAAAAAGAGGCCATCGTGGATAACGGGGCGCACTTTGACGGCGACCAGAGCGGCACGGTAAATGGTGTCACGCCGCCAGCGGTGCAGCACCTGACCGCAGAAGTCACCGCAGACAGCGGGGAATACCAGGTGCTGGCCCGCTGGGACACGCCGAAGGTGGTGAAGGGCGTGAGCTTCCTGCTTCGCCTGACCGTAACAGCGGATGACAGCAGTGAGCGGCTGGTCAGCACGGCCCGGACGACGGAAACCACATACCGCTTCACGCAACTGGCGCTGGGGAACTACAGGCTGACAGTCCGGGCGGTAAATGCCCGGGGGCAGCAGGGCGATCCGGCGTCGGTATCGTTCCGGATTGCCGCACCGGCAGCACCGTCGCGGATTGAGCTGACGCCGGGCTATTTTCAGATAACCGCCACGCCGCATCTTGCCGTTTATGACCCGACGGTACAGTTTGAGTTCTGGTTCTCGGAAAAGCGGATTACCGATATCAGGCAGGTTGAAACCACAGCACGCTATCTTGGCACGGCGCTGTACTGGATAGCCGCCAGTCTCAATATCAAACCGGGCCATGATTATTACTTTTATATCCGCAGTGTGAACACCGTTGGCAAATCGGCATTCGTGGAGGCTGTTGGTCAGCCGAGTGATGATGCATCCGGTTATCTGGATTTTTTCAAAGGCGAGATAGGGAAAACCCATCTGGCTCAGGAGCTGTGGACGCAGATTGATAACGGTCAGCTTGCGCCTGACCTGGCTGAAATCAGGACGTCCATTACGGATGTCAGCAATGAAATCACGCAGACCGTCAATAAGAAACTGGAAGACCAGAGTGCGGCAATTCAGCAGATACAGAAGATTCAGGTTGATACAAATAATAACCTGAACAGCATGTGGGCTGTGAAGCTGCAGCAGATGCAGGACGGACGCCTTTATATCGCGGGTATTGGTGCCGGTATTGAGAACACCCCTGACGGCATGCAGAGTCAGGTGCTGCTGGCGGCAGACAGGATTGCGATGATTAATCCTGCGAATGGCAACACAAAGCCGATGTTTGTTGGGCAGGGCGATCAGATATTCATGAACGAAGTGTTCCTGAAACGCCTGACGGCTCCCACCATTACCAGCGGCGGTAATCCTCCGGTATTTTCCCTGACACCGGACGGGCGGCTGACGGCGAAAAATGCCGATATCAGCGGTAACGTGAATGCGAACTCCGGGACGCTCAACAACGTCACGATTAACGAGAACTGTCGGGTTCTGGGAAAACTGTCCGCCAACCAGATTGAAGGCGATCTCGTTAAAACAGTGGGCAAAGCTTTCCCCCGGGACTCCCGTGCACCGGAACGGTGGCCATCAGGGACCATCACCGTCAGGGTTTATGACGATCAGCCGTTTGACCGGCAGATTGTTATTCCGGCGGTGGCATTCAGCGGCGCTAAACATGAGCGGGAGAATAACGATATTTATTCGTCATGCCGCCTGATAGTACGGAAAAACGGTGCTGAAATTTATAACCGTACCGCGCTGGATAATACGCTGATTTACAGTGGTGTTATTGATATGCCTGCCGGTCACGGTCACATGACACTGGAGTTTTCGGTGTCAGCATGGCTGGTAAATAACTGGTATCCCACAGCAAGTATCAGCGATTTGCTGGTTGTGGTGATGAAGAAAGCCACTGCAGGCATCAGTATCAGTTGAATTTTATAACCCAAATACGGGCGCCAGAAATGGCGCCTTTTTTATTGCAGAAAAGCGAGAGGTAATTATGCGTAAATTATGTGCTGTTATTCTGTCTGCAGTAGTCTGGCTGGTCGCCGCTGGTACGCCAGCGATTGCAGCAGAGCATCAGTCCACACTAAGCGCCGGGTATCTTCAGACCCATACTGATATGCCAGGCAGCGATGACCTGAAGGGCATTAACGTGAAATACCGTTATGAGTTTACGGACACGCTGGGGCTGATTACGTCATTCAGTTATGCCAACGCTGAAGATGAGCAAAAAACGCATTACAGCGATACCCGCTGGCATGAGGATTCCGTGCGTAACCGCTGGTTCAGCGTGATGGCGGGGCCGTCTGTGCGCGTGAATGAATGGTTCAGCGCGTATGCGATGGCGGGTATGGCTTACAGCCGTGTGTCGACTTTCTCCGGGGATTATCTCCGCGTAACTGACAACAAGGGGAAAACGCACGATGTGCTGACCGGAAGTGATGACGGTCGCCACAGCAACACGTCTCTGGCGTGGGGAGCTGGCGTGCAGTTTAACCCGACAGAATCCGTGGCCATTGATATTGCTTATGAAGGTTCCGGCAGTGGCGACTGGCGTACTGACGGTTTCATCGTGGGTGTCGGTTATAAATTCTGATTAGCCAGGTAACACAGTGTTATGGCAGCCCGCAGATTCTGGCGGGCTTTTTTGTGGGGTGAATATGGCAGTAAAGATTTCAGGTGTACTGAAAGACGGTGCAGGTAAACCGATACAGAACTGCACAATCCAGCTGAAAGCAAAACGTAACAGCACCACGGTGGTGGTGAACACAGTGGCCTCAGAAAATCCGGATGAAGCCGGGCGTTACAGCATGGACGTTGAGTACGGTCAGTACAGCGTTATTCTGTTGGTGGTGGGATTCCCGCCGTCACATGCCGGGACCATCACCGTGCATGAAGATTCCCGACCCGGTACGCTGAATGATTTTCTCGGTGCCATGACGGAGGATGATGCCCGTCCGGAGGCACTGCGCCGTTTTGAACTGATGGTGGAAGAGGTGGCGCGTAACGCGTCCGCAGTGGCACAGAACACGGCAGCCGCGAAGAAGTCAGCCAGTGATGCCAGTGCATCAGCCAGCGAGGCGGCAACTCATGCAACCGATGCTGCAGGCTCAGCACGTGCCGCCAGCACGTCAGCCGGACAGGCTGCATCATCTGCTCAGTCAGCATCTTCCAGCGCAGGAACGGCATCAACAAAGGCCACTGAAGCATCAAAAAGTGCTGCCGCTGCAGAGTCTTCAAAAAGCGCGGCTGCCACCAGTGCCGGTGCCGCGTCAACAAGTGCCGGGCAGGCCTCAGCCAGTGCCACCGCCGCCGGAAAATCGGCAGAAAGCGCTGCCTCGTCCGCTTCAACAGCCACAACGAAGGCTGGCGAAGCCACTGAACAGGCCAGCGCAGCAGCGAGGTCAGCTTCCGCAGCGAAGACATCCGAAACGAACGCGAAAGCGTCGGAAACCAGCGCAGAATCCTCAAAAACGGCTGCCGCATCGTCCGCCAGTTCGGCGGCGTCATCGGCCTCATCGGCGTCTGCTTCAAAAGATGAGGCAACTAAACAGGCGTCAGCAGCGAAGGGAAGTGCCACGACGGCATCCACGAAGGCGACAGAGGCTGCTGGCAGTGCGACAGCGGCAGCTCAGAGCAAAAGTAAGGCGGAATCTGCAGCAACGCGCGCCGAGACAGCAGCAAAACGGGCGGAGGATATTGCATCCGCCGTGGGGCTTGAGGATGCGAGCACGACGAAAAAGGGGATCGTTCAGCTCAGTAGTGCAACCAACAGTACATCTGAAACGCTTGCCGCGACACCGAAGGCAGTTAAAGCAGCGAATGACAATGCGAATGGCAGGGTACCATCTAACCGAAAAGTTAACGGGAAAGCACTGACAGCGGATATAACATTAACGCCGAAAGATATTGGCACTTTCAATTCAGTAACGATGTCTTTCTCTGGCGGGGCAGGGTGGTTCAAACTGGCTACGGTTACCATGCCACAAGCGAGTTCCATCGTTTACATCACATTGATTGGTGGCGCTGGTTACAACGTCGGCTCCCCACAGCAGGCAGGCATTTCAGAACTGGTTTTGCGAGCAGGCAATGGAAATCCCAAAGGGATTACTGGAGCTTTGTGGAAAAGAACAGGCGCAGGATTAACAAATTTCGCCTGGATCAACACATCCGGCGATACATATGATATTTACGTTGAGATTGGCAATTATGCGACGAGTGTAAATATCCATTGGGATTGCACTGCAAATGCGTCAGTTTCTGTTTATACCTCGCCAGCATATTCAGCGAGTAAGCCTTCCGGCGTTACCGATGGTGTTGTTTATACGATGTTTAGCTCACATCAGAAACCTACACCATCAGATATTGGAGCACTGCCAACAACTGGAGGGACTATTTCAGGTCCGTTGTCTGTTACTGGCGGGATCACCGGGGCACTGAAGGGGAACGCGGCAACCGCCACCAAATTGCAGACAGCGAGAAGCATTAACAATGTGGCTTTTGACGGCACGAAAGATATAACTCTAACGCCTGGTAACATCGGCGCTGCTGCTTCGTCTCAGGCATGGCTGAATACTGGCGATTCAGGACAATCGTTATCCACATCGTCATTTATTACACTGCTGCAAAATAACGGCGCATTCAATCAGCGTACATGGATTGCTCGCTGTTCGTGGGCTTATGCTAATAACGCCTCAATACCGGATAGCGAAACAAAATGCGGCACTATTCCGCTTGCTGGCGCACTGATTGAAATAACCAGCTTTGGCATGACTAACTACACAATCAGGATCACCACCGCAACGACTACCAGCGTTTCCGGTGCAAAAGTAAACGCCGAATTTATTTACGTTTACAATGGGGATGGTTATTCGCCAGGCTGGCGCAGGCAGTACAACACTAAAAACCTGCCGACACCACTTGAGATAGGAACTTACAGCATATCGGAGATTAACAATTTAAACAGGAATTTTCTCACATCGTCAAGACTTGAAGCTGGCTCGTTAGATGCAAACTTCCAGACGTTAACTTGTTATTGTTTGCAAATATTCGACATTCAGACAACAACCGATAGTCCTAACATGTTCGTAAGTCCGATTGCTGGCTACAACATGGTTTTTCGTTCGACTTCATCCCGTCGATACAAGACGGATATCGAGTCTTTAGAGGACAAGTACGCGGATGAGCTGTTGAAACTTCGTCCTGTATGGTATCGCTCGACTTGTGAAAGGGACAGAAAGGACTGGGGACATTATGGCCTTATTGCAGAAGAAGTCGGAGAGATAGCACCGCAATATGTTCACTGGCGTCCTCTTACAGACAAAGATGATCCAGGTATAGCGTCTGATAATGGGATGGTTGCTGAAGGTGTGATGTATGATCGTCTGGTTGTTCCGCTTATTCACCATATTCAGAAACTGACAAAAAGAGTTGATGAACTTGAGTCAGAATTAAAGTTGTTATCAACTTCCCGAAGCGATATCGGATAAGGGGGGGATAATGGATATAACACTTTTCCTTCATGTGCTTTGTGATGTGGCTGCGCAGATACTGGTTGGTCTTTTTACCGGAAGCTGGGTTTACGGTGCGATAGTCGGTTGTACGTTCTTCGTTGTGAGTGCCCCCTGGCAGAAGAACGCTGGCTTGAAACGTTCGGGCATGGCAAGCGTATGAATATGCCGTGGCAGGGTGGTTTTGATCCGTGCGTATGGGGTGTTAGAAGCCTTATGGATTTTGCGATGCCGGTTGTAGCATGTCTGTTAAGTCTGGCTGTTGGTTAATCGCGGGTGAAAAGGTGAGATGTAAATGCAACACAGGAACAGGCATCATTGCTTTCAGTCCGGAAGAAGTATCGGGTGTTGCTGAACCGTGTTGATACATCGACCGCGCCGGATATTGAATGACCTGCGCTTCCGGAAGCATCTTCCTGATTTAATTTATCGCGAGAAAAATATGTCCGTTTTAATTTATGGTGCGCTGACTGATGGCGCAGGCATCCCCATGTCCGGATGCCACATTATTCTGAAATCCCGGGTGAACACATCAGAAGTGGTGATGCGCACTGAAGCTGATGTGGTGACCGGAAATAACGGGGAGTATTCGTTTGAGGCCCGGACCGGAAAATATCGCGTGTATCTGAAACAGGGCTGGCGCGACGAGTACTGTGTTGGCGACATTGCTGTATACGATGACGCAAAGCCCGGCACGCTGAACGACTTTCTGACCGCTCCCGATGAAGGCGACCTCAAACCCGACGTGGTGAAACGCTTTGAGAGAATGGTGGCACAGGCGCAGCAGAGCGCCGAATCCGCAGCGGAAAGCGAACAACAGGCCGGGCAACATGTCGCTGATGCGCAGAAGATAAAGGAAGACTGTCAGACGCTGGCGGATAACGTACAGCTGAACGCCACCGCGGTTGCCGAAGATAAACAACACGTTGAACATCTGGCTGCAGAAGTTGAGCAGAATGCTGGACAGATGCAACAGGGTGTGCAGAGTGTTACAGATGCAGTAAAGCAGGCTCAACAGGCAGCAGATGATTCTGCATCCAGCGCAGAGGAATCAAAAAACAATGCGGATAACGCTGCCCGAAGCGAACAGAGCGCAAAAAGTCACGCTGATAATGCAGCCCGAAGTGCGCAAAACGCGAAAAGTCACGCCGATAATGTTGCAGGAAACACACTGCAGACCGCACAGGATGTGACGGCAACCGCAGCAGCACGTGATGATGCTGAGCGCTTTGCGGAGAACGCCAGACAGGATGCAACGGCCACAGCCTGTGACAGAAAGGCCACTGCGGAAGATGTGAAAAGTGCGGGGGAAAGCGCGGCCTCATCTGAACAGAGCGCACGGGTAGCCGCAGGTTATGCCCGCGCAGCTGAGCAGGCAAAAAACGACATTGATGTCCTGCTGGCGAACACCCTGAAAACGTCCGGTAATCTGTCAGAGATTGCGGCAGCAGGTGAACAAGCACAACAGGAGTCACGTGATAATCTGGGGCTAAAAAGCGCGGCCACGATGGAACCACAGGCAGATATTTACGACTGCACAGACGGTCGTCTTGCTGTCCCCGGCATGTCCGGATTCGGGAAAATATTTACTGTCAAAGACAGAGTGTATTTTCAGTCAGGGTCAATGTTCCTCTCGTGGGCAAAAAACGCTCTCCCCGGACGTTATGCCGTGAGTACGAGGCCGGAAAACGGGGTCGTAATAGAGGGGGAACTATTTATTGGTGTTGTGGACGTCATCTGGACGAGTGCCGATACCAGTGGTGAAGCAGAAAAACAACCTAAAAATATTATTTTCTACGGTGTTAATGGTGGCGTTCATGTGAATTGGTACTCGCCCACTGGCAAACTGATGGAGTGGGAATCCCTGAAATACACGCCGTCGTCCGTTGTCGCTACGCTGTCCGGGATTACCCCCGGAACGACATATGACGGATACGGTATTGGCAGTCTTGTACTGGCGGGGTACAAGGGAACTTACAGCTCAGATTCAAATCGTCAGATAAATCGTGGTGACCTGTATCCCGGCTCACGTCTTATGATTATTGAGTTTAAGTGTGTCGGGATAACAGACTACCCCGCGATTCAACAAACCAGCGATATTTCTGTGTATGCAGGCGGTGCGTTTTCGGGGACATACCGGGCGTTGTCGGGCTCACGGCTGGGGAGTGCGGGTTCTGATGGCATCATGATTGGTCTATTTATCCGGGTTTATTAGGTGAATTTTATGGAAATAAAAAAAATAGGAAATGCCCGCTATCTTGAAAGTGGCGCAATTGACTGTGAGGTTTTATTTGAAGGGATGGAGGCCCCCATTCCCTATACAGCCACACAAGAAGACACTGAAACGACAGGCCAGCAAATCTGGGAGGAACTGCAGAGTGGCAAATGGGGTGAAATCGCCCCGTTCACCATAACACCTGAACTTATCACCGTAGCGAAAGATGCCAAAAAGCGGGAAATCGAAGCGTGGCGTACAGAGCAGGAGGCGAAGCCGTTCACGTTCGAATGGAACGACCACACCTGGAATGCTGGCCCTGATTCGCTGGCCCGTCTTTATCCGGTGGTAATGGCTGCGAAATTCGATACAGCACGAACCGCTCTGACGTGGGGTGACGCCGATAATCAACAGGTGAAACTGTCGATGCCGGAACTGGAAGAACTGGCTGCAGCAATGGCGCAGGCGCAGGTCGATCGCAACGACGAAATTTATCGTCGCCAGCGGGAGATGAAAGAGAGGTTGAGCGGCCTGGATGATTTGGTTTCAATTCGAGCGCTTGACGTTGAGTAATGAATAAGCCGCCATGAGCGGTTTTTTTGTATCTGAAAAATGAAAGCCCGGCTGCGTCAACAGTCGGGCTTTTAGCTTTTGAGTATAGCAAGTTCTAATATGAAGGTCTTCCGTGATCAATTTTAGCGGAGGAGACTGGATTGTGAAAGCTCTAAAACTACTGGCAAGAAAGAAGACTACGCCAGATATTTTGCATGGAGCACCTTTGGGGCATATATGGGACATAAAAAGGCCTCAGATAAACAGCAAAATCGAGATCATGGGTTTTTAGAAAAAATACAACTACCTGAAAAAACTTAGAAAACGTCAAAAAATCCACAGGATGGTAAAAAACATCTATGAATTATGGATTTCCAGTTATATTCGCTCGGCGCAGCGTTAGTGTTTCATGAAATATTTTTTCCTGAATCATCAACGGCAATGGCGTTAATTTTGGCAATGGGAACCTACGGTGCAGGTTATGTGGCGCGTATTGTCGGAGCATTTATTTTCGGCAAAATGGGCGACAGAATAGGGCGTAAAAAAGTGCTCTTTATTACCATCACCATGATGGGGATCTGTACCACCTTAATTGGTGTGTTACCGACCTATGCACAGATTGGTGTTTTTGCCCCCATCTTGCTGGTGACGCTGCGTATTATTCAGGGGTTGGGTGCAGGTGCGGAAATTTCCGGTGCCGGTACGATGCTGGCGGAATATGCGCCAAAAGGTAAGCGCGGAATTATCTCCTCATTTGTAGCTATGGGAACTAACTGCGGAACCTTGAGCGCAACGGCAATCTGGGCCTTTATGTTCTTCATTCTCAGTAAAGAGGAACTGCTGGCGTGGGGATGGCGTATACCGTTCCTGGCGAGCGTTGTCGTGATGGTCTTTGCTATCTGGTTGCGTATGAATCTGAAAGAAAGCCCGGTCTTTGAGAAGGTTAATGACAGCAACCAACCGACAGCAAAACCTGCACCTGCTGGTAGCATGTTCCAGAGCAAATCCTTCTGGCTGGCAACAGGGCTGCGTTTTGGTCAGGCGGGTAACTCAGGTTTAATTCAGACTTTCCTTGCAGGCTATTTAGTGCAGACGTTATTGTTTAACAAAGCAATTCCAACAGATGCATTGATGATCAGTTCGATTCTCGGCTTTATGACCATTCCGTTCCTTGGTTGGTTATCCGATAAAATTGGTCGCCGGATCCCGTATATTATTATGAATACCTCCGCGATTGTGCTGGCATGGCCAATGCTTTCTATCATCGTAGATAAAAGCTATGCCCCGAGCACCATTATGGTTGCACTGATTGTGATTCATAACTGTGCGGTGCTGGGATTATTTGCTCTGGAAAACATTACCATGGCAGAAATGTTCGGCTGTAAAAACCGCTTTACCCGGATGGCTATTTCTAAAGAAATTGGTGGTCTTATCGCTTCCGGTTTTGGTCCTATCCTGGCGGGTATTTTCTGCACCATGACGGAATCCTGGTATCCGATCGCCATTATGATCATGGCATATTCAGTGATTGGTTTAATCTCTGCGCTGAAAATGCCAGAAGTGAAAGACCGTGATTTAAGTGCGCTGGAAGACGCCGCGGAAGATCAACCGCGTGTTGTAAGAGCTGCGCAACCTTCCAGAAGTCTGTAA